GCGGCGATAGCGTGTTTTGCTCCACCGCGTGTGATTTCAAATTGTCGCTTCATCGTGCTTTTCCGACTGTCGACGCAAATACCGATCACCACACGCGAACTATTTTGTCGTTCCACGGGCTTCCATCCGCTTAGACGCGCAGCCGCCGTTCAAGTTGAGCGACTTCACTGCGCATCTTGGAGAGCTTCTTAGCTTCGCGCTCCCATGCGGCAATTTTGCCCAAACAGTTTCCTACCGCAGCGCGGCCAAATCGCTTCACAAGTCTTTTAACTTCTGGCATTGCAGACGCCGCCTTTGCCCGCTGCCGGTCTCGGGTAGTCATTCGCTTCTGCTTTCCGTTTTTCATCTAAGCCTCCTTGCTCTTTTCCATCCGCATCCGCTGCACGGTATGGGTGTTCTCCCGGCTTGTCACTTTTGCTTGATCCCGAGTTCTTCGAGAATTTCCTGGCGCATTTTCTGCCGCTCGCGATGTTGCTGCCTCATGCGGCACGGACATAAGGATTCACCGTTTTGGGGGCCGATGCAAAAACAGGCATGCGGCCGGTCCAACACATCGCGCGTGTCATCGTGAGTCCATTGTTTTCGAGTTTCCGTGAGTCTCATGATATGGCTTCCTTCCGTTGCCGCGTCGGCAGAAACAGCCGCGTGTACCAATCGAGATAGTCGGTTTCGGTGAAAAGTTTGTCGCTCATGACCTCACCTTCCGGTAGCTGACCCCAGCCTCGATGCCCAGCGCCTTGCAGATTGCCGGGCCGGGGTCGCGGCGCCCATTGATCGCGTCGCTCACATAGGCTTGGGATAGGCCATGCTTGGCTGCCCATGCGGCGGACGTGCCGGCCTTGCGGCAGGCGTCCTTGAGCATCGTGCGAACGTCGGCGGCGGTCATGGGCATATCAGGCGTTGACGATATCGTAGCCGGCCGTGCCGAGATTTTCGCGATACCACGCCTTGTCGCCGTCGGTGAGTTTCTTCATCTCCTGCAGAAATTCGCTAGGCGTCTGCTTGAGCGGCTCGCTAGTGAACAGCGACGGCGTAGCGTTGAAGTAGTCGCGCATCGCGGTCACGAAAGTCATCTGCTTGGCCATTTTAGTCCCTCTTGGGTTCGGCGTTTCGATGATTTAGACTGTACGCTAATATGCGAATATGTCTAATCACGAACTGTTACAGCCGGAAGTGCCTGTTAAACCTCAGTTACTCGGCTTTTGCGGTCTTGAGCGTAGCGTTGTGAGACGCCACAATTTGCTCGGCCGCGAGTTTGGAATTCCAGCCGCGCGTGAACCAGCAGACAATTCCAGGCACGTCATTTCCTCTCGGAACTTCTTCGATGCCGATGGCGTCCGACCACGGCATCGTTTTTACATTCCACTTGTCCCGAAGGATTCTCCATTTCTTTGTGATTCTTATTCCAGATGAGCCAGCAAAAATCCTGCTCGCCACCGCCGGGCTTTTCGCCGCGTGCGATGACGTGCCCAGGCGGCATAGAAGGCCGTGGGGTGAGCAACAGGATTCGGGCGAGCGGCGTGTCTTGCAGCCAGCGCGCTGCCGGCAGCGTCCGCACGAGCCAGATTAGGGCCACCTTCTCGTAGCAGACCTCCAATGCGCGAAGCGCAAAGGGCTTGAATAGATCAAACGGCGGGTTGCTGACGATGTCAGCGTCGTTTTCTCGGATGCTAAAAAAATCGCGCACCATCGTGCCGGGATAGCCACGATCCGCAATATCACCAGCCCATGTCTCGTAGCCGGCCGCCGTGGCGGATTTCAGAATAGTTCCAAACCCACAAGCCGGATCAAAGATTGGGTCGGTAAACGGTAGAGTATGTGCGTGATAAATCGAAAAAGCTGGTCACTAAGACGCCGCTCTTGAAAGGCAATGATGTACCTCTTCGTTGGCGTTGTAACGTTCGCATAGGTTGCTTGAGAAGGATGCCTAGCTTCGCCGACATGCCTAAATGATAGCCGGCCGTTTACTGACGGCAGCCACCCTGCATATGGATATTCTTTGCAATCAGGCTCAATCGAAGACACGGTCGAAGCTCTCGTCGGAGAGACGACCGCTGATTTCTAACCTTTTCGCGCGTTTGTTGTAAATCATCCCGCCCTTAACCCGAGCGTCAGGTATCCAGTCTTCGTGCATACGTGCACGCCCCCGGATCGCTTCCTTGATCGAGGAAGCACGCGAGACACTTTTTTCCCCTTCGATGCTGTCAACCCGCAAGAGCTTTATTGCGAGACGCAAAAGCAGAGCAGTGAACAGTAACCCCACTCCCAGTGCGAGGTAGCTCAAAAACATCATCATGCCTTGCTTCAGCATGTGCTGAAGGAGGAGAAGCCAAAAGCTGAGCGGCCAATAATATACTGAGTATGTGCCGACTTGTAAAGTACTACATATAGTAGCACGCACCCATCAACGGCTTGATTTGTTGGGGTTTTTATTCCTCCTCTAGATACCAGTCGTAGCCCGTAGTTTGCAAAGTATATAAACGCCGGTAAACGCCTCCTCATCGAATAGCCGGCGCGAGCACCATTCTGGCTCGACATAGTGTTCGTTCGTCTCGCGCTCCCAGATGTGGGAGTTTTCGGCGCGCTTGATGTCGTCGGCTAAGGCCATGATTTTCCCTGCTATCCTGTCGTATCTACGCTGACGCCCTCAACTCCCGCAAGTACGCGATACGCTTGCGCGGCGACAAACGCGGCACCGGAAACTTGCTGTTGCGCGCGATCAGCTTCTCCAGCTTGTCGAGCGTCGCACGCGCCAAGGCGGCGTCGATCGGCCCACCGCCAGGCTCGACACCCTGCTCTACCCACGACCGCATGGTGGGATCCGGGCGCTCGAACCAGCGGGCGAGGTCGGCAACCGTGAGATTGCCGGACTTCATACAACGTCTGAGACGATCCTGGAATGTCATGGCGTTTTGAAGAACGTGTCCAGTTCAGCCGCCATGTCGGCCGGCGGGCTGGGCGCGTCGGCCTGGATGCCGAAGTTCGGCGCGGCCTCGGGGCGGAAGGGGGCCATGGTGCCTTGGCCGTTCTCGGGCGCAGCCTGCTCGGCAGGCTTGCGGGGACGGCCGCGGGTCTTGGGAGCTTCCTGCTGGGGCTGCCCGGCAGGCAGCGCTTGCTGGGCCTGTGCGGCAGGCGCCGCCAGCATCCCCTGGATCGGCTGATCGAGCCGGCCCACGATGCCGTCCGTTTGCTTGCCCAGCACTAGCTTGTTGCGCAATGCCGTGACCTCGGGGGTCAGGTAGTTGACCGGCGCGAACGTCACCACGCCGTTCTTGTCCTTTTCGAACTGCATCCGTGTCGTCACGTCGCGTAGATCGAACGGCTGCTTCTTGAACTTCTCCGAATAGGCCATCCAGTTCTTGAACGAGCCGGGCGTCACCCGGAACTGGAACACCATGTCCTTGAAGCCGTCCACGATGACGGCCAGCCACTTCTCGTCGCGGCACGCTTTGATGGAGGCCCCTGAGAGCTTCGAGACTGCCGAACCCCGGATGTTGTTGGGACACGCTTGGCAGGTCGGCGACTGCGGTTGGATGGCTTCCTTGGAAGGGCCGATGCCGTTAGCCGACCAGCACAGCGGCGGGTCCTTGGAGTCGGGCGTCCATGCGGCGTCGTAGAACAGCTTGCACATCACGTCGCTCATATCGATTATGGCGCAGTCGAGGTGCTTGGTTTCGACCGAGAATTCTTCGCCGGCTTGGTCTACAAGGGTAAATTCATTGCCGCGGATGCTGACGTGCGGCGGCATCGCCGATCCCATGCCCTCGGTGGCACGGTCGGAGAGGCGGGGGAGTTGAGTCTTGGCGAGGTGGTCGGGCAGTTGGGTAGCCATTGAAGTTCCTTTCAGGGTTTGATGTTCACGCGATTAAAGTATGAGACTTCCACTCCTGGTGGGAGTGCATCGTTGTGTTCTTCCATGTAGGTCTTCAAAGCTGTTTTTTGAGGAAGTCCTACTTGGAGCAATTCATTGCCGATAGCATCCCAGTTTTCGTTGATGAAGTCGAGATACTTGTCTCGATCAATAACCTTCGGCGTCATGATCGTAGAAATATAAGCGACACCTTCGTTGGTTGGCAAGCTGTTAAGCTTAGCGTTGTTCATCATGCCGAGCAAAATGCCTTTGATAATATCCATGCGCTCTTTGCGAGGTTTCAGATGTTCAGTAAAGCGCGCAGTTTCTTTCGTCACGAAATCGTCGATCGTGCGGTATTCTTTGATGAGTTGATCGGCGGTAAAATTATCGGGCACGGGCAAATTCTCCAAAATGTAGCTGCGCGCCAGCGATATACGCCGCATGAGCAGCTTTACGCGATGTGTGATAACCAAGCCATTTTTCTCGGTAAAAAACTTTAATTCTAGAGCGCCATTTTTTGCGTCGCGCATCCCACGAGACACCTTTAAAACCAGAAGTGTTATGATCGCGCAACCGACCATTCGCGCAGTTTTGTGAGCGCGTAGCCAGCCTTAAATTTTTCCAACGGTTATCTGAGCGCTTACCGTTAATATGATCTACGTCGCAACGCGGCCATCGGCCAGTTTTCATAAACCAAATTAAGCCGTGCGCTTTGTAGTGAATTTGTCGGATCGTGATGTAGACGTAGCCATATTTACGATGCGTTGAACCAGCTAAAGCACCGATTGGAATGCGCTTGTGTATTTTTTGTTTCCAATAGCACAAACCAGTACGCTCATCGTAGCGTAAAATCTGACGTGCGTATTTAGCTGTTAGTTTCACAGTTCACCTTTCCGCACCATATCCAACATCAACCCTTGCAAAGTTTCATTTCGTTCCAGTCGCTGAAAAATTGCCTTCTCAGTCTTATTAGACACAATTTGAAAAATTGTTGAAGGGTACAATTGGCCAGGACGCCGGATGCGCTTGTTACCCTGTATCCAGTCGTCCACCTTGTCCACCGGCCCGTACCACACCCCAGTATCGGCGACCACGAACTCGTTGATGCCGTGCGAGACCACGCTGGGATCCGCGATGACCGCTTTATAATTCGGTTCCGACGCAAATAGCCTAATTTCTTCCGCGCGGTTCTTTTGGGAAACTTCGCCATTGATGATTCCGCAGCGCCAGTGTTTTGAGAGATGCTTATATACCAAGTGTACGATACTCGTCAAGCCCACGAACACCACGATTTTTCGCTGGGTACTGGCTACGATCTGATCGAGTTCGTGCAGGCGAGGGGCGCTATCAACGACGTGCGCCCGGTGGTTCGCATCGTAAATTGCCCCCATACTAATCTGCAATAGTTTCTGGCGGGCGGCGCCTTCGTGGGCGGCAGTAATGAGCTGGCCGTTCTTCACGGCCATTTGCAGGTCGCGCTTGAGCGTGACCATGAGCTTCTTCTGTTCGTCGGTCAGTTCCACTTCGCGCTGCTGAATAGTTTGTTCCGGTCCATTCCATATTTCGTCCAACCCGAAGCGCACGGCCGGGGTCAGGAGTTGCTTTGCTTTGCGGTAGCCGTCGCGTTGAGGCACCCACTTGAACTGCGAAACTTTCGTCATCGTTTCCATCTGGAACGTGCGGAAACTTTTGCCCTGGGCGTTGTTTAAAAGCTTGCCCATGCCGTAGCAATCGGTAGGAGCTTGCGGCGTTGGGCTTCCGCAAAGCATCCACATATAAGGATGTTGCTTAAAAACAACGCGTGCTACGCGACTACGCAATGAAGTTGAATCGCCGTAGCCGCGCGACTCATCGATGATGATGAGTTTGATATCTCCGTCCTCCATGATCTGCTGGGCAAGAGCGCCTAGTTCAAATTTCTTGCGTGTGTGCGTGCCGATGCCCACGCCTTCGTAATTTATGATTGCGAAGTCCGGTTTCGCCGCCAGTAGACGGCTGCGCTTGTCGGCCGTGCCGTGCAATATTTCAAACGATCGACGGCTAAGAAAGTTCTTAAAAATGGCGCTCGCCCAAACAGTATCCAGAATGGTAAGCGGCGCCACGATTAGCGCGCGAAACTTGCCCGGCTTATGCCACTGCATCAAACGCTCCGCTGCCCACAACGAGGCGAGCGTCTTCATTGTGCCAGGATCTCCAAGATTGTGGCAGCGCGGATGCAGAATTTGGAAGTTAGCGTAGACCTTCTGGTGAGGCAGTGGCTTACGGCCAGGTTCGATTGGAAAATCGTAGTTTTGATCGTGGATAACGGGCGCTACAGGATAGTTGAAAAGCCGCAGCACCTGCGAGTTCCTGAGATTCCTCGGCACCGCCAGATACGATCCGTTGATCTCGCGCGCCTCGGGGATCGCGTTGCGTATCTGGTTGGTCGTGAACCGCGAGGTGTTCGGGTAGATCAGCAAATTGCGCTTTTGGTCGAAGTAGAAATCGGTCATTGGCAGTATTTTTGCTCGTACAATTGTAACAACATTTTGCCAGGGCCGTTAGTTTCGATAAACATCGAAGCCATTCCGTATTGCTGTATGAGTTCTGAGAGCCAATTGGCAATTTTTCCCAGCTCTAGCGAATCGCAATATTCGCGGCGAATAAGTCGTCCACCGCGCTCGCCTTCTTTTTTATAGATAACAACGTGAGTACGTTGGTTTGGAAATCCAGGATCAACCAGAAGAAAATATTCCATCGTCATTCTCCCGCGTAAGGCAACTTCTTCAAGATCGGAATGACGCGCTCGGCGGTGCCCCAACAGGCAAAGCCGCCACTATCCTTGATCTCGGCCATGCGGGTGTTCTGGAGCGCCGTAGGCGCTTTGCCTTCGCGCTTGACCTCGATGCTGGTAAAGATGCCGACCCGCATCCCCACCATCTCGGGCGTAATAGTCATCGGCACACATGCCACGATATCGGGCACGCCGGATTTGCCGTAGCCCGACATGAACGGGCGGAAGTGCCAGCTCGCTAGCGAGACGAGATATTTGCAGATGTCGTCCTTCTCATAGCCTTCGGGGGTTTTCACGTTCGCGGCCTCCAATGCTCACAGTCTTCCACTGAGCACCATGAGCATAGCCCCGACTTCCTCTTTTCCCAATTGCCGCTCTTGCGCTTCTCGGCAATCAGCCCCATCAGGCGCCGCACCTCGCCCCAGGTTCCCTTGAAATCCGACAGGTCGTGCATCTGGCCGGCGCGATTTTCCTTGAGCCAGATATAGCGGCCGACGACTTTCTTCACCTCGGGGAATTGCACCTTGAGCAAAAGCGCATTGGTGGCCAGCTCGAACGGATCCTCGTACTTCGAACCGCCTGTCTTGAAATCGTTGATCATCGCGCGTTCGCCCTCGATAATCGCCGCGTCCGCTTTGCCGCGGAAGTACACGTCGTTATCGAAGAACCCAGTTCGACGCGCCTGCTCGGTCATGCCCCACTTTTGCTCGACCAGCACGGTGAACTTGTCGAACGGCTGAGCGAAATGTTCCCACTGGCGCATATTATCGGGCAGCACTTGGCCTTTGCCAATGCGCTTCTCGAATGCGGTGTGGACCGCGTTGCCCCACGCCATCTCGGGGGTCTCGACGAATTTCTGATCTTTCTTGATGTACCTGCGAAACATCTGGTGTTCGCAGTTCTTGAATCCTTGCAGGTTAGTGTACGTCCCCACGAACGGACGCCGATCGAGGAAGGCCGGTATGTCGCCCGGATCGGCGTCCTGGAGGGTCACGAGAAAATCTTGGAGAGAGCCACGGTGATCTTCTGCCGCGAGCGTTTTGGCAGCTTTTGCAGCCCGGCGCCGATCGAGAGCAGCGCACCGGATTCCTCGTCGCTCAAACTGCCAATCTCCAAAAGTGTGCTGATGGGCAGTCGCAATTCCTTGGCTTGGCGCTTCTTGCGCGGCTTCTTTTCTTTTGGAACGACGGCTTTGACCGTCAGCGTTACCTTATCACTTTTCTTGTAGCCGGAAGATGAAGGCTGTATCGTCTTGACTGTCTTCGTCACCTTGCCGTTGCGCTTGCGCGCGATCTTTTTCTTCTTGCCCGCCGCAGGCGGGTCGGCCTGTGCGGGCGGCTGGCCTTCCTTGAAGGCTGCGAACGGATCGGGTTCTTCACTCATGGTCTTGCTCCCTTTGGTTTACGTCGATCTTGTCGTAGCCTTCGGTGGATTGAAACGCATTGCCAATGCTGGTAACCGCGCCATCTTCCACAATAACGCTAGCTGTTACTCCCGAACCTGTACCGCCACTCATTGGCGTCGTAATGTTGACCGGCATTCCATCGACGCGCTGCTGGAGCTTCGTCACCAGCTCGGCCAGTTCCCAGCGCTGCGTGATCGTGGCGCGGATGTTGATCTCGTCGCCGTCGTCTACGATTGTGTACATGGTTCCACCATCTTACAGTCACACAGCCACGCCAACATCACCGAGAATTCGCGATGATTCGGTCCAAGGTCAGCAATCAGGATATGCCACCCGCACATCAGATAGTCGAGCACCCGTTCGTGAAGAACGTAGCGACAAATCATTTGAATTCTTCCCACGCGGCAGCCATTGCTAATTCGTATTCCTCGATTTCTTCCAGCACCAACCAATGAAAAGGATGATTCTCGTGGTACAAGTCGGTTTCTGGCAAGATGTACTCGGTGATTTCTCCTAAAATCATTTACTATACCTCTCCCCCAACGATCCTTCCGCCGCCAACGGCAACCCCGGCAACCACGAAACTTCTCTTTCGAATTCCGCGATGCACTCTTGAAGATGTTGCTCTTGGTGTCCATCGTTGTCAAGCAGTATCAGGAGTTCGTCGTAAGGCCAGTTGAGAACCCGGAAACCCTTGGCAGTTATGCGGTTCATGGCTTGCGAAACGATCACCCTCGAAACCGCCTCGCAAATATTTTGTGTCAGCTTCGATCCCCACATTTTTTTCCAGCCGTGACGGGTCTTCATGCGCCAAAAACCTTTTAGTTCGAACTCGCGCACGTCCTCATCCGAACCTGGAATGTGCCATTCGAGTGTGTCGTAGATCAGTGGCTGGCCTGCGGGTAGGTAGATGCGATGATCGCGGATCGTCAGCGGTCCCCACTGCATTGTGGAGCCATCGGCGAGGCGCCGCAACGCTACCTCGGCCTGTGCCCAGTAGCCAATCTTGCGGTCGCAGACCTTTGGATGGGTGCGGCGGAACAGATCGACGAAGCGGTCGGCATCCTCCTGGCTCATGTCGATGGGTGGCCCGTAGAGACCAGCCTTCGCGGTCTTGCGGAATTGGCCGCCAGCCGCGCCGTAGATGCACATCAGCTTGGCCTGCTTGCCGGCGCCGCGCTTCTGCTCCATCTCCAAACGCCGCGGATCGTCCTTGGAAGCCTTGTAGATGCGCTCACCGTAGAACTCGCTCGCAATATCCACGTAAGGATCGCCGCCACTGCGCAGCACTTCCAGCTCGTCCTCCTGTCCCGCCAAGTACATGCAAACGCGAAACTCTATCTGGGAAGCATCGACCGGCGCGAGCAGGTGGCCATCAGGCGCCATGATGGCGCGTCGCAAATCCGAAGCACGTTTGAAGTTGACCCAGTTTGCGCCATCGCCGCCGGACACTCGGAGCGTGCCAGCGCCAGCGTAGCGCAAGTAAACGCACAGAGGTCCGCGACTTGCCATCCAGCCCAACGTGGCGGCGCGGGTCTGCATAAGTGTAGATTTCTCACCTAACCTCGCTTCCGCCAGCGTTCGAACACGCAGCGAATCATGTTCGCGCAATTTTTCCATGAAAGGGTCGTTCTTGGCAAATTGATAAATTTCTCGCGGCTTGCCAGTCTTTTTATCCACCTTGCCGTTCTTAGTTGCCGGCTCGATTCCTTCCGCGCGTAGGAGAGCAGCGAACTTGTCTGCGGACTGAAGCTCGGCCGCCTCGATGCCGAGTTCCGCGAGGCGCGACGCTTTTTCATGTTCCTCTTTCTCCCAGATACGGGCAAGTATGTCGGTGTCGGCGCGCAGCACTGGATCAGTAAAGCACCGAATTACCGTATCAATAACAAATAATTCTTCGTGTGGAAAAGGAACGCCCATTAGCGTTTTCCTTTCATATACTCTACGATACGTTCAAGTTCCTCCAATGTTGCGTCGCGTTTCAATTGATTAGCTCTCCACGAAATTATTCGCACGTTATTTTTTACATATCCTAATTCTGGCTTAACACGATCAAGCGAAGGGCTACCAGGAGACCATTTGCCATTACTACTAGGCAACAATGGAATACCTAAAACGGGACACTCAAAAGGAATAAAAATATCAGCTTCATCAAGATCGAAAGCAACACCTCTTTCTTTTGCGCGTCGGCGCGCAGCAATAATCATTATGCGTTCATAATTATCTCGGCGATACTCGCGCAACGTGGCCAACATTTGTTTGTGATTTTCGCTACGCCACTGCTGACTGCGCGCTTTATAATATCCCTTATTAGCTCTATATAATGCTGCTAATTTAGCAGAATTTTCTGCGTAGTGTTTTTTATACCACTCGGCAGCATAAATTTTGCGTTTAGCTGGATCTTTGTGGGGCATCAATAAGTACCTTTTATAAATTTTTCAAATAATTGCCACGTCAAAGCTACATCATGACAACAGCCATCTGCAACTTGTTTTTGCACATCTGTCGAAAGTTCATACCAATGTTTTCCTCGAAACAAATTGTAAGGAATATTTTTAGCTGCGAGTCCAAAATGCTTGGCAAGTGAATCTAGCCCAACACTCAAATGATTTCCGATCACCAAACGAGCCATCGAAAGGGTGTCAAACCAAAATTTAGGTCGAACACCATAATGATGCGAAAGAATAAGGCCATCAAAAGCGGCGTGATGCGCTAGGATGGCTGTTTCATCCCAATCGATGACACTACGCAAATAGTCGCGAAGCTTGGGTTCATCGAACCACTCGATTTCACCTTTATCATGTAAATTACTAGCCCATCCCCAACGAATCGCGGCGCCATGTGCTTCAAAACGCCGATCTCTAATATACGATTCAGTCGTCATTTTAGATAACGTGTAATCGTCCGAATAAAAAGTCTCGAAGTCGAGGCAGATAATCTTCACAACCGCACCAGCCGGTAAATCGAGCCATGTCCGCCGGTCGAGACGATCTTGAGCGGCGGCTTGAACTTGGCAATTTTCTTGTTCACGTAATGCGTGGTGACGGCAACAATGTTGTGGCAATAGGTGTCGCCGTCGCGCTTGGAAGTGAAAATGCGCTCGCGAATGGCGGCGCAACTGATGCCGTGCGGCGACGCTTTGAGAACGTTGAACAGCGCCTGCTGGTTCGGGCCAAGCTTGACGATGGCACCGTTGAAGCCGACAAGCTGCGGCGTAAGCTGACCGCAGCACGGGCAGCGATAGCGCTTGTTGGTCAGCCGCGTTGACATCGACACACAAGCCAAACCAACCCGACGACGAGCGCCGCGGAGACGAGGTGGGCGGTGAGAAAGTAGATCATTTTTCCGCTTCCTGCATATAGCGCTTTCCGCTGGCTCGAAGAAAACCAACGGCATTATAGTCTTTTTCTTTTTCGAGAATATCGGCAACATCCAGAAATCGTTGCGCGGCTTCCCGGAGTTGCAACTTAAGCCGTTCTACTTCGTTTTCCATGTCACTCCCCAAAGTTAAAGCGCTTGCCAGCGCGCAACTGCGCCTCGACGCCCGCGCAGACATTGCGAAACCGCTGCCAGACCTTTTGCGGGATCTTCTTGGATTTCTGCTTGCCGGCGATGTGGGCGGCGGTGCGAGGGGGCGTGATGCCCTTCTCGGCCCAACGGATTGCGTTCTCGCTGTAGCCTGACAGGCGGGCGAGGTCGGCCACCGAGAGGTTCAGCGATTCACGCCAGGATTTTGCGTTGGAGGTCATTTTACGTCGATAACCTCAATTGGCGGCGTTGCTCTGCGTACACGTGCTACGACTTTTACGACGAGCAATTCCTGAGAATTACTTCCGTGCAAAAGCGTTTTGGCGTGTTCAACCGCAGCATTTTTTGCCGACACCCATGTACGTCTTTCCGAAACTGGACCGATCACACAATAGTTTTGCCCGAATTGGTATTCACTGGCCATATCACTCTCCCATTGTTGATTTTCACTCTCTACCGCAAGCCAAGAACCCTGTCAACCATAAAAAATGCCCGCCTTGCGGCGGGCGAGTTGGCTTCGCTGGCGACAAACCAAAGAAGCGGGGGAGTTACTGCGTCGAAGGGAGCCTAACACGCCTGACGGCTAAAACAAGCCGTCAAGGCTTCGTCCTTGACCAAATTGCAAATCGGGACGAGTATGAAAAACCCCCGCACGGTGGCGGGGGCTTGGATTCGTTGCACGGCTAGATGGGAGGTCGCAGTCCTCATTTAGCCGAACGCCCGAGGTACGTCAAGGGGTTGTCGGCATGGCTTCGCCCAGCATACTAGAAGCAGCATTGCAATACGGCGCTCGCGGCTGGCCGGTCCTTCCTCTCTACGGTATTGACGAATCAGGGCATTGTCGCTGCAAGCGCGGCGCTGCATGCGACTCACCGGGCAAACACCCCTGCATTCGCACCGGCAAGGCATTCGCCGCGGCTTCTTGCGAACCGGCACAAATCCATGCTTGGTTCGATGGGGTCAAGGGCGAGCGCCGCAACCTCGGCCTCCCCACAGGCGGCGAGCTGGCCGTAGTGGATGTGGACGGCGCCGAGGGCGTAGCAACGTTAAGGCAGTTGCTGGCCGGCCGGCAGCTCGACCCTACCTTGATGGCTGTATCTGGCCGCGAAGGCGGCGGGCGGCACCTCTATCTGTACGCCAATCGAGCACCCACAAATAGCGGCGCTGGCCTCGATATCCGAGGCGAGGGCGGACTAGTGGTAGCCCCGCCATCGATGCACGCCTCGGGCAAGCGCTACCACTGGCTCGACGCCAGTGCAGACATAAGCGACATGCCGGCGTGGATGCTCGACTGGTTCCGGGCGCGACCGGGCGGCGCCAAGCGCACAGCGCACAGCGATGCCAAGGTGCCCGAATACCTGCGAGCTGGCGCGCTGCCCCGGCTGGCCGATCGAGCGGCTGATGGGATGGAGGAACTGCCGGATCCCGATGACCTTGCGGCAGTCGTGGCGCTGATCGCCAATGACAACCGTGGCTGGGAGGACTGGAACCGGCTCGGCATGGCGATCTGGGCAGCCTCGGGCGGCGCCGATTATGGGCTGTCGATGTTCCACATGCTATCAGCCAAGAGCAAGAAATACGACGAGGATGCCACTACAGCCCGTTGGCAGCATTACGCTAATTCACCGCCGAATGCGATTGGCTTCGGCACCCTGGTTCACGAAGCGCGCGAGATAGACCCGACTTTCACGATTCCCTCGCGCGAACCGAAAATGGTGCCAGAGCAGAACTTAGCACCGGAAGCTAAAGAGACACCACAAGAACCTGAGTTTTTTAAGCCCGGCGCCGAGGAATTCAACGGACACAAGAGCCTAGCGCAACTTTTCGCCGAAATAGATTTAGACAAACCCGGCAACCCCCTTATAAAACTTAATCAAAAGTTCGCCGCAATCGGTGATTTGGGGGGCAAGTGCCTTGTCATGTCCTGGGTCGATAGCAAGGTCGATCGCACCGTAAAGGTGCCGTCTTTCCAGAGCTTTAAGAGCTTTTCCGAAAGGTATGCTCACAAATACGTCACGCTGAAAAGCCAAGACGAGGACGGGCAGACGGTCGAAGAAGTGAAGTCGCTGGGCGCGTACTGGCTCAAATGGGGTCATCGGCGGACCTTCGAGGGCATTGACCTCGTGCCGAACGGCGAGCGCGAGCTGCCCGGCAAGGTGCTCAACCTGTGGCAAGGCTTCGCGATCGAGCCGAAGCCCGGCGCTTGGCCGCTGATGCGCGCTCACATCCTCGACGTGCTGGCAGCCGGCGATCGGCCGTCCGCGGACTACATCGCGCGCTGGGCCGCTTGGGCGGTGCAGCATCCGGGCGAGCGCGCCGAGGCGGCGCTGGTGCTCAAGGGCGGCAAAGGGTCAGGGAAAGGGACATTCGCGGACGCCATGCGGCAGATTTTCGGGCAGCACGGCTTGCATATTTTCAACTCGAAGCACCTCGTCGGCGCCTTCAACGGGCATTTGCGTAATTGCCTGTTCCTGTTCGCCGACGAGGCATTCTGGGCCGGCGACAAGCACGGCGAGGCGGTGCTCAAAGGAATGCTCACCGAGCCGGTGCTGATGATCGAGCAAAAGGGTATCGACGCGACGGCATGGAAAAACCGGCTACACGTCATCATGGCGGCAAATGCCGAATGGGTGGTGCCGGCGAGTCACGACGAACGTCGATACGCGGTGTTCGAGGTGTCGTCGTCGCGCATGGGAGATGAAGCCTACTTCGCAGCGTTGCGTGCCGAGATGGTGAGCGGCGGGTTGGCGGCGATGTTGCACGATCTACTGGCCTACGATTTGAAGGGCTGGCATCCGCGAAAGATTGTCCGCACCGCCGCGCTCGCGGAACAGAAGGCGCGCAGCCTGGATCCGCGCCATGAGTGGTGGGAGTCGGTACTGCAAAGCGGTGTGTTGCCTGGCAAGCCCGACGCGACTCATGGAGTGATCCCGGCAACAACCGTTTATGACCGCGCGCGCGACGATGTTCCGAAGCTAAAAGAGGCATCGGCAACCGCCTTGGGGAGATTCCTTCGAGGCTTCGGGGCTGAAGGGTTGCACCGCGAAAATGGAAATTATTGGCGTTTTCCGAATTTAATTGAAGCTAGACGCCTGTGGGCAGTTAAATTCGGACAATGGCCTTGGCGCAATACTTTGACCGATTGGCACCCCTAACCCTTCAGGACCCTTCAGGACCCTTCAGTATAAGCCATTGATATTATTATATTCCTGAATGGTTGAATAGTAATGAATAGTTTATTCTCACATGTGAGGCCAATTCTTGCTTTCTTATCTATGCGGCATAAGGGAGGAATCGCACATAAGATTCGCGACTGAAAACAAACCCTTCAGTGTTCAGAACCCTTCAGCCGGCCGGGAAACGCAAAATACCAGTTGACACCCCCTCTAGTAGAGAGTAAAGGAAAAGGCGGAAAGTGAACCAATGGGAGAGTGAAATGGGAACGCGAAGCAATATCATCGTGCATCGGGCGGACGGTAAGTGGTCTCGGATTTATTGCCATTGGGACGGCTACCTCTCGCACAACGGTCGAATCCTTTTCGATTCTTACACCGATCAAAAACATGTCGAGGCACTTGTGGCGCTGGGAAATTTGTCGAGCCTTGCGCCAAGCGTGACGAAGCCCAAGGGGCACACTTTCGACCATAAGGTTGAGGGACATTGCGTTTCATACTCTCGCGATCGTGCGGTCGGGATGTGGTGCCAAGAGATCGCAAAAACGAAAGCTGAGCTGATCGCGCACGAAGCCGGCAAGGTTGGCGACACGTTGCAAGCGGTGTGGCCGGAAGCCGACACCTGGACGGAATTTACTTACGTCTGGGACGAGGGCAAGTGGTGGGTTACTGATCCGGACGAGGGTACGCAAACGCTGGTCGATCTTGGCGACGCGTTGAGCGGCAAGTGCACGGTGAAGCCTTCGGTCAAGGCGTTCGGCGCCGTGATAGGCCAGCATGGTGCCCACGATCCGGCAAAGCCCGGTAAGCATACTTGGGTGAGCGGCCGGTAGCGGCCTAGGAAGCACCAGGCGCCAAGCCAAACCCCCTTGGCGCCCCTTAGAACGGGTTTGGAGCGGGTTTTAGAAGGGAAGGACCATGACGACCGAGGGATTTATCAACCTGTACCGCAAGGCGCATGACGCCGACGTGGCGTTTAGCCAAGCGGTTAGCGCCGCCGGCTATGACTCACGGTGGGATGTGCCGCGTGCGGCGTTGAGCAATCTCGGGGAATTGCGCGACTCGTATTACGCCAAGATCGAGGCGGATGAGGATTTGCACTTGGCGTTCGAGGCCATGCGCCTTGCGCAAGGTTAGGCCAGAAAGGAAGCAAGAAAAGCCCGCGGTTAGCTCCGCGGGTTTTTGCTGTTGACAATGGGAGCGGAGAGGTAGAGAGTAAAGGGATCGGAAATGGGAGAGTGCAATGGAATCGGATAAGGAATTTACCCCAGTGGTGTTCCGCGCGGAGCGAAGCGGAAAATTCAAAGGCGATGTGACGGCCGTATTCCCGACAATTTCGAACGACTATGCGGGATTGCAGATGACGTGTTACGCGCATGTCGGGCAGCATTCGGGCTGTTCTTGGGAATGGTACTATTCGACGCGTGCAGCGAAGCCCGAGGAATATAAGGATTTGCTCGCGGAGCTGGTGAGCGTCGGCTACCGGCCGAAAGTATGCCGGCGAATCAGTCGCGCGCACCGCGACGAGTTTGCCGCCGAAATGGCGCGGCAGGACGCCGCGGTGAAGCGCCATGCGTAAGCCAACCATCTATGAGGCGTTGCGCGCCAAGCTCGGGCGCGAGCCGACAAATGCTGAGATCAAGGCGGACGTGGAACGTATAAAGCGGGAAGCGTTTGAGGAATTGGCGGCACGCGGAGGACTGTCACACCAGCGCAAAAGGTAGCGCCAAGACTGTCCCGCGAACGAGGGCGCTCTAGGGGGCGCCCTTTTTTCGTGTTGACTTGCGGTTTGATAGAGAGTAGTGGATTGAATACCAGCAAGGGAGAGAGTCATGGATAAGTATTACCAGCATGATGAACGCGGATCATCGACGGTGATTTTCATTCCTGATAATTGGCCGATCGAAGATGATGACCCGGATTTTATGGGGCATTATTTCGGGTATGGTGCTGCGCGCACGATTAACAACACGGCAGAGGTTGACACGTTTTGGTTCGACCCCGCGCTGTTTGTGAAGCCTATTAGCGAGGCAGAGGCGCGAGCGTTGCATCCGGCTTTGTTTGAGCATCTGGCGAAGATTGACCGCGGCGAAGCGTGAAGCGCCGTGCGCTGGTAAGACTTTGCGAGAGGCCGGCTTAACCGCCGGCCTTTTCGTTTTTAGAGCGTAGGACCGCGCGGCGGGCGTTCCAGGCGGCGATGTTGCGGTGCGAGCCTTGTCCTTTGGCGACGTTTGGCGGGTTAGCCGTGCTGACGCGAATTGCTGTTGCGTCGGCTATCATCCGATCAAGCAAAACACCTAAATAATCCCATGCCCATTTCGGCACGCGATTGCGGCCACGGCGCCAATCCCTGATTTGATTCCATGTGGCGCGGCCAGCGAATAGCGCCGTCACTTCCGCGTTATTCCCTGACAATCCTAGGCGCAATAAAGCGGCTTCAAAAAGCGGTAGGGCGACTTGCTTTGGCAACCGATCGGCTACGTCTTGAAGCACGTCTGTCCGCGTGGCTTGCGCGAAATTCCGTTGCAGCTCTGGCATGGCGAATCGGTAGCAAAGCCGGCCGATCGGCGCCAGCGGGGATCCGCGTCGCGCCTGGTAGCGGCTTCCTAGGTCTTTGGAGCTGGAGCGTCCCAGGGAGCGGGCTTACTTTGTTACAACACCGTAAGCACCATGCCGGATTATCTAGGCCGTGCCGTTATAGGGGTAGGGGTATAGGTGCGATCGAGGCCGATCGAGCGCGCCAGATCACATTCGCGTGATGTACTACACCGGACCTAATCGACTTAGCACCAGGCGCCGGCACCCCGCTCGTTTCGCGGGTGCGATGGTCCTAGCTCAACCAGGATTTCAGGCAGCGCTACTCGTATTCCCCCAGCCAAAAAATTTTTTCCAGTAAAAATTTCGGTGCTTGCACTACATTGTAGTTTGCGTTACGGTTGGCGCATGGCCAATTATTTTTATCTCGCCGGTTCCTTGTGCTTCCTAATCGGCACCATCATCAATATGCTTGCCCGATGATCAAAATCGTCCAAGGCAACGCCCTCACTGTCCTCAAATCCTTGAAGGACAATTGCATCCAGACCTGCGTGACCTCGCCGCCGTATTGGGGGCTTCGAAATTACGGTGGCGAAGCGCAAATCTGGGGCGGCGTCGAATCCTGCGCGCACGACTTCGTGGAGCATCGCTGGTACACCGAGAACTCGGCGGCAAAATCCAACGGCTGCGCCGAAGCATTCTCGAAAGCCGGCGAGCAAAACGCACAGCGCCTGAAGGATGCGCGCTGGCGCACGGATGCGACTTGCAATATTTGCGGCGCCTGGCGCGGCGCGCTCGGCCTCGAAAGCACGCCGCTCGCGTTCGTCGAGCACATCGTAGAAATTTTCCGCGAAGTTCGTCGCATCTTGCGCCCGGATGGCACGCTCTGGTTAAACCTCGGCGACTCCTACGTGGGCGGCGGCCGAGGCGGCGGTGGAAAATTTGCTGCCGAGCGCCCGGGGTGGAACGACGTGCCGATGGAATTTGGCAAGAAGCGCGGCACGCCAGGACTGAAACACAAAGACCTCTGTGGCATCCCCTGGCGCGTAGCGTTCGCTCTCCAACAAGATGGCTGGTATCTGCGGCAGGACATCATCTGGGCAAAACCGAACCCGATGCCCGAATCCGTGCGCGACCGTTGCACCAAGTCGCACGAGTACCTGTTCATGCTGAGCAAAGCGCCGAAATATTATTTCGATTCGGATGCCATTTCGGAACCAACGACTGAATCTACAAAAGCGCGACTATCGCAGCCAACTCTCGCTCAGCAGCACGGCAGCGAGCGCGTACCAGGTAAAACGAATGGCGCCATGAAGGCGGTTGGACGCAGTGCTCGCAATTCTTTTAAGCGTGCCAATTCTAAACGCGCGGAAGTTTTCCCAGGGCAATCCGTTGGCACGCACCGTCCTGATCGGCGAGAAGATACGTGGGATATCGCAAAGCGCAATCGCCGCTCGGTCTGGACCATCACCACCAAGCCCTTCAAGGAAGCTCACTTCGCCACCTTCCCGCCCGATCTCGTGGAGCCGTGCATCCTCGCTGGCTCCCCCGAATCTTCTGTGGTTCTCGACCCCTTCGCCGGCAGCGGCACGGTCGGCATGGTGGCCAACAAATTAAATCGTCACGCCATTCTGATTGAACTCAACGCCGACTACGTCCAGATGGCCGAGCGGCGGTGCGGTTTGACGCCTTCAGTGCCGAGCGCTACGCTTCAACCCGCACAGGCTTCGCCATGAACCTAAAACCCGCCCTAGACAAATCCCTAGACGACCACCTCTCGAAACTGTTCGAAACCCTGATCCAATCCCTCGCCAATCCACTTTTCACCCAAGACAAATCCACTCCGATCGACCGCTTCGAGCGCGGCTTCAAGCTCGCCCTCGATGCTTACGAGCAGGCCACTGCGGTCATCAACAAGGCACAGCCCAAATGAAAACCCTCATCCCCCTCTTTCTGGTCGGCTCAGCCGTCGCCCTGATCCTCAACGACTACCTCGTCGCCGGAATTTTCTTGCTTTCTTTTTCTTCTTTCCTGGCGGGCCTGTTCACCCCGCGGCCCCCGCAGATCGAGTTCCGCGATCCCAACAAGCCCTTCACCTCGCGCGAGCTGATGGAGGTTGGGATCCGGCCGCCCGAGAATTACGACGATTGGATCGACGGTCGCGGCGAAGATGCTGCGCCAAGCAACGTCCGAACGCTATCTTCGCCCGGTGGTATCGGCGGGGCTTGACTTAAAAACTACAACAAACTACACTGCTTCTGCGCCTTGGGGTCCCCACCGCGAGGCGCTAGCCGGGCAGCCTTCCCTCCCATGTCTGCACCAGTGCTGCCCGGCCTCCCGTCTTCGCTTCGCTACGACGCGGCAAATCACTTTCTTGGTGAGACTTCTATGGCAACCCCCGCCCCAGCATTTGTCGAATGGTTGAAGACACGACCGGAATGCGTGCAGAAGCTCGCTGAGGAATTCCCGTTGGGCAGCAAGATCGACGTGGCGGGTATCGTGCATTATTTGATCGGCTACACTGAGGACGACAGACTGGTTATCTCGCCAATCGATCCGAGCGAGGATTACGACGCGAGCTACGAATTGCGCGAGCATCTGTGCGCCGACCATCTGCGGGGCTTGCCTAGCTGATGTACAACCAACCGACCTCGATCCGCATCCCCAAGATGCTCAAGGACTTCCTGCGCCGCCGCGCCGACGCCGACAACCGCAAGCTCAGCCAGATGATCGTGATGATTCTCGAACAGTGGCGCTCGGCGCACATGAAGGCGAGGCACAACAAGCCGGGGGAGGAACAGAAGTGAAGGTCGCGCTGATAACCACCACCATCAACGTCCCGCGCGTCCTCCAGCTCTACCGCGCATTCGACGCCGACGTGATGTTCTTCGTCGCCGCCGACCTCAAGACGCCGGAAGCCACTTACGATTTTTGTGAATCCATCCCCAACTGCATCTATCTGAGCGCCCACGATCAGCAGCGCAAGAACTACAAGTCGTCCGAACTGATCGGCTGGAAAACCGACAGCCGCAGGAATTTCGCGCTGCTCGAAGCTATGAAGTGGAAGCCGGACCTGATCATGTCTTGCGATGACGATATGCTCCCTACCAGCGACCCCTTCTTTGATTGGAACATGCTGTTCTTTACCGAGTGGTCTGGGTTGAAACTCGGCGCGCCCAAGCAGTGGTTCGACCACAGTTCGTTCGCGTTGCCGCCTACTCTCGCTCGCGGCATACCTTACGACCAAATTTATTATTTGGAAGTGCATGGTGCCTGCAACGTCCAGATCGGCGCTGCGCAGGGCATCATCTTGGGTGTCCCCGACACCGACGCCTGCACGGCAATCGCCAACCGCCCGATCGTCACGGGCGTCACCGACATCTTGCGCTCGGGCTTCGTGGTCGATCCGGCCGCTCACGCGGTCTTCAACTCCCAGTTCACGATCTTCCGCGCCGAGCTGGCACCCGCGTTCGCCCAGTTCTACTTCGCGCAGCAAAGAAACACCGACATCTTCGCGTCTATGCTGATGCGCCGCATCATGCAGGAGCGCAATCTGTACACGTTCTACGGCCCCCCCATGGCCTATCACGCCCGCGCCCCTCGTCCGCTGCTCAACGATCTCAAAGCCGAGCGCTACGGCGTGGACCACATCGTCGAGTATGCCGACTATCTGGCGCGCGCGCCTTTGCGGGCTGGTAGCGTGGTTGAGCAGTGCAGAATTTTGGTCGAAGGTTGGAAAGGCCCGGAGCTGGAGGCCGCGATGGCGTGGTATGAGGATTGCGAGGCAGTGTTATGAATGCAAAACAACGGACTCAGGCTCTTGAAAATCTTACTCGCATGATCGGCAACGAGTTGGATTCGATCAAGCATATCGTTCGCGGCATTCAGTGGCGCCAGGATGCAATCCTTAAGCATTTGAATGTCCAAGTGCAGCCGGACGCGCTTGAGCCGATCGTCAACCCGCCGCCAACTTTCATCAACGAGATCATCCGCGAAGCGCGAGGCGAGTTTGTCGGCGCAGATAAGCGTGCCCGCAAAGCGTCCAAGAAACGGCGTAAGCACAAATGAACCGCGTCGCCATCGCCTTCAGCACTTGCGACAGAACCGAACTGTCCCGCCAGTCGATCGAGCCGCTGTTGCAGCCCGGCAAATTCGATCTGCATTGGGTTGATGGAAGTAAGACCCGCGAGGGCATAGCGTATGCATGTTTACAAGCGCGCAATCAGCATTTGGCGATGCACGAGGATGTGACCGGCGGCTCGGGCGCAGCGATCATCTACGCGCTGTCCAAAATGCTCGGCATGGGGCGCGTACTGAAGAACGACGCGCAGGGCTTTTCGGCAGAAGACCAAGCGTATGACTACATCGGCCTCGTCGAAAACGACGTGCTTTTAGAAAACGGCTGGTTCGACAAAACCATGGCGCTGTTCGAGCAAGGCACCCAGGATGGCCTCACAGTCGGCGCCGTCAGCGCGCGTTGCTACGAGGACCGCATCCTGATCCAGCGCCCCGGCTACGCGATTTGCCACAACCTCGGCGCTGGTATGGTGATCTTCACTCGCGAAGCCGCCCAGCTCGTGCTCAACCAGTACCGCACTCAATGGACGACCGAGAACCGCGCGGTATTCGCTCAGCTCACCTCGACGGACATTGGCGCCTATTGGGCTTTCCGCGGCTCCGAACATTTTCTCGTAAGTGACTGGAGATGGGACGCCCTGCTCGCCAGCCACGGCTACGCATCCCTGGCACTCACGCCATCGCCAGTCCAGATGCTCGGCCAAGTGCCGCCGCTTGAAGAACAAGGACTGACGATTGCAACCGGCCCCGTCACTGACCGTATCGACGACAAGCTGTTCGAAACCTATCGCGACCGCCTCCAGCAAATTCGCGAAGGCAAACTCATCCTTCCCGACTCCCTGTTCCATCGCGACACTGCCCGCGGCCAGACCATCTTCGCTCACCAGATTGCGGCACTTGGCGGACGCTACGAGGGATCGTGGAAACTCCGCGACGCCCCTGGCTTCGGCCCGTTCGGGTGGATCGCCGACAACCATCAGGACGACTTCGATTCACGAATTTTCATTCCGGTCTATGGCCCCTGCGAGGTCATGCTGGGCGGTGGGAAAGAAGGCGGACAGGTCCACATCGTCGATGAAGCCTCGGGTTTCGACTCGCGTCCCGTGTTGCCGCCCGAGGGACCGCAGGGCCAGCTCATCGCCGTGACCATACCGGGCAACTGCACCTACCGGACCATCCGCATCACCATGACGAGTCCGGGCTGCTGTTTCTACGCGATTCGATGCCGCGACGACCAGCCCGCCGTAGGCGGGTTCAAGTTCGACTGGAATACTTTGCCACATGGGAGGGTGGAGTTGTGACCGATCAGGAACTTTTTAATATAAACGAGTTTGTCAATCATCGTGTACAGGTGAACGGAAGTGACTATCAGTACGAAGGGCATATAGTTGCGGTATTTTTGAAAATAAACAGTAAAGTGCGCTGCGTTGTAGAAGATTCATGCGGGCGGCTTTTTATTCACAATGCTTCGCAAGTAGCGCGAGTAGTAAAATGAAGTGCTTGGTCACCGGGTCAAATGGGTTCGTGGGGCGTGCCTTCGTCCGCCGCCTGCTCGACGACGGCCACACGGTTGCGGCCGTGGATAATCTTTCGTCCGGCATGGAGCGTCACGATTGGATGTTCCAGCCGCAATCTCTCGAACGCTTTCAGCTTATGATCAGCGACGTGCGCGCCTGGATGCTGGGCGCCGGTCCCGGCTCTTTGTGGGCCGCCAACCGTTTCGACCTGATCATCCATTGCGCCGCCATCGTGGGCGGCAGAATAAAAATCGAGGAAGACCCGCTGGCGGTCGCCACCGATCTCAGCATCGACGCAGAATTTTTTCACTGGCTTACGCTCTGCCGCGCCACCAAGACCAAGGTGGTCTACTTCTCGTCCTCGGCCGTCTACCCGCTGGAGCTTCAGACCAAGGACAATCACTGCGCGCTCGCCGAACATCTCGTCCATTTCGACGGCACGCGCATCGGCAAGCCGGACATGACCTACGGCTGGGCTAAGCTGACCGGCGAGTACCTGGCGAAGTTCGCCGTGGAGAAATACGGTCTCGACGTGGTGATCTACCGGCCGTTCGGTGGATATGGAGAAGATCAAAATCTTTCATACCCCTTCCCCTCGATTTGCAAGCGCGTCGTCGAGAACGTGAATCCCGTGATGGTATGGGGCAGCGGCGATCAGCAGCGCGACTTCATCCACATCGACGACATTGTGGAATGCGTGCTGCAAACCAAGGACAAGCTGAAACCCGGCACTGCGATGAACCTCGGCAGCGGCATCCCTACGTCGTTCTTCGATCTGGCCGAGCTGGTTCTTGCCTGCGCGGGCGCGGGGCCGAACGGTGTCGCGAGCGTGCGCAACGATCCCCACAAGCCCGAGGGCGTTTTCAGCCGCGTGGCCGACATCCACCAGATGATGCAGCACTATCAGTGCCGGGTCTCGCTCACCGATGGTATCCGGCGCAGCTTGGAAAGCTGGCATCGCAGGGTTGACTTGCATAAAACAGACGTGTAGTGTGTTGTACTACATGGGAGATATGCTATGATCTTCGTCTACGCTCGCGTCAGCACTCTTGGTCAGGATGAGGAAGGCGCTGTCTCGATCCCCGAGCAGTTGAAAAAGTGTCGTGCGCTGGCGGCCATGCGGGGCGTTTCCTCGAAGGACTGCGTGAATTTTATCGACCGGGACACGAGCGGTTCGATTCCGCTCGCTTTCCGCCTGCAAGGTAAGGAAATGCTCGCCTCGCTCCAGAAAGGTGATTGCATCGTTGCGAGCAAAATGGACCGCCTGTTCCGTTCTGCCATCGACGCGTTGCAGACCGCCGAGGAATTGAAACAGCGAGGCGTCGATCTGGTGCTGATCGATATCTCAAGCGAACCCGTTACCGGCAATGGCGTCGGCAAGATGTTTTTCTCCATCATGGCGTGTTTCGCCGAGTTCGAACGTGACCGCATCCGCGAGCGCACCGAGGAAGGCCGCCGCGGCAAGCGTGCCCGGCGCGGTTTCATGGGCGGCGGCGTGCCGCTCGGCTTCCGGGTTGTCGGCAAGGGTCGCGACGCCCAGCTTGAGGAAGATGCGCGCGAGCAGGAAGCAAAGGCATGGGCCAAGAAGGCCGCCAAGAGCGGACACGGGCCTAACCGGATTGCGAAGTATCTCAGCACCCACTACCCGACGCGTTCAGGAAAAGCGTGGCAAGTGATTCAGGTGCAGCGGTTGTTGCAGAAAGAGGCGGCGTAGTGGGTAACAGATCGCAGGCGATAACTTTCTTCAACGCCGGCTACAAGGCTACCCAGGATCGTTCCTACGAGACCTGGGCGACCCACGCGTTCGGGCTGTTCCAATCTGCCTGCCTGGTCGATCCGACTTTTGGCCAGGGCTGGGCCGCGAACGGTCACCACAACGGCGATCTCAACCGCTTCCATTCGGCTGTCGCCTGCTACCGCCGCGCGCTCGACGGCGACCTCGGCTCCGACGAGAGGGTCAAGGTGCTGTCCAACATGGCGTGGCGCTGCATGCAGATCGGCGAGCTTGAGCAGGCGCTGGAATGTTCGCAGAAGGCCATCGATATCGACCCCACCATGGCGCTCGCGTGGGTCAATCTGTCGAACGCCCACGGCAAGTTCGGTGAGCGTACCGCGGCCGTGCAAGCCGCCTGGAAAGCCCACGAGCTGGCGCCCAACAACACGGCGGTCCAGTTCAATCTGGCGTTCGCGCTTTTGTTCAACGAGCAGTACGCCGAGGGCTTCCAGTTCTTCGAGTCGCGTTTCGCCGAACGCTTGCAGAATTACATGACTTACCCGTACCCGCGTTGGCAAGGCGAGCCGGACTTGCAGGTGTTTCTGGTAGCCGATCAGGGGTTGGGTGACACGCTTTCGTTCGCGCGCTTCATCCCGCTGGCCGCCGAGCGCGCCAAGTTCCTGCATTGCATGGTGCAGCCGGCGCTCATGCGGGCTTTCACCGAGACCTTCTGCCATTTTCAGAACGTCAGCTTTACGCCGTTTTCGACCTCGTACCCGACCGCCGATGTGTGGACCACGTTCGTGAGCCTGCCGTTTGCCTTGCAGCTCACCGATGGGGCAATAAAATCGACGCCCCACACCAAACTTCCGGTCTACGGCATGACCGATTCGTGGAAAGTGCCGGACGTGAAGCTCCATGTTGGCATCCAATGGGCCGGTGCTGCCAAGAACGACATCGATATGTGGCGCTCGTTCCCGATGCTGCACTTTCTCGATCTCTACCGGGCGCCGGGCATCCAGCTCTACTCGCTTCAGATCGACGAGAAGAAGCAGGATCTGGCGACGTGGTGCTGCGAGTCGCTGGTGCGCGATCTGTCTCCGTGGGTCTCGGATGTGACCGACACGGTGGCGATCCTCCAGCATCTCGATTTGGTGATCTGCTGCGAGTCGGCGCTTGCCCATATCGCGGGCCACGTCGGCAAAGAGGTGTGGATACCGTACTCGTTTCACGCTCACGACTACCGGCTCGGTCATGGCGATAGCCCGATGCTCTGGTATGGCAAAACCCACCGGTTGTTCCGCCAGGATCGCGATATGCAGTGGAACCGGGTGTTCGCAAGAATCACCGATGCGCTCAGGGAGAAGGTCGATGCGATTGGAACAGTTGATCGACAAGCTGGAACGCGCAAGCAAAAAGTACGAGCGTAAGATTTGGGGCGCGCACGGCTCGGATATTGAGACTTACGAGCTTTGCGAATTACTCAAAGAGGCTGCCCAGCAGTTGAAGGCTCATGCCTACCACACAGCAAATAGCTGACATAAAATTCTCCATCAACGAACGCGAGTTTGCGTTCCAGATGACCTACGACCCGGCCTATGGGCCGGACGCCGACACGATGATCTGCATGCAGCGCTTCGGCTGCCCCGAACCCGAGGTCGTCCACTTGATGACGCGCGTGTTGCGCCCCGGCGACTTCGCCATCGACGGCGGTGCTAATATTGGATTTTTCACCCTCGTCATGTCGCAGCTCGTCGATCGCAACGGCATTGTGCTGGCGGTCGAGCCGGGCGACAACAACCTGCCGAAGCTGAAGGAAAATCTTAAACTCAACGCCATCAAGAACGTCGATGTTTGCGAGCGGCCGTTGTGGTCTTCCAACGAGCATGTGACGTTGCACTATCACCAGCATGGCGGCATGAACTCGCTGGCCGACTTCCAGCCGATGATGCGCAAGCAGATATTGCAGGCCACGACCTTGAGCACCTGGGCGACGTCGCCGCGGCTCATCAAGCTCGACATCGAGGGCGCCGAGGAACACGCCCTGCGGGGTGCTACCAAGCATCTGGTGTCGGCATGCCCGTTCATCGTCTGCGAGCTGAACACCAAGGCCCTGGAGGGCATGGGGTCGTCCCAGGAACGCCTGCGCCGCTTCATGCGCGAGTGGGGCTACTCGACGTTCCTGTTGTACCGCGGCGGCGAACTGCCTACCCTGGTGCCCGACAAGACCACGATCTTCGAGCCGAACGATCAGACCGGCACCGTCAACATTTTGTTCTCCACGGTGGAGAAAGTCGGCAACGCGTGGCCCCGAGCGGTGGTGAAGTACGTATGACGGTCACGCTCGTCAAATCCGATTCGGACGGCCAGTGGTTCGCCGACCACCCAGATCGGGCTGCGCATATCCGCAAACCGATCTTGGTTTTGGAAACCGACCCGAAGACGCATTTGACTCGCTATTTGCCAGAATGTGACGGGGAATTCTGGAGTCTAGGTGACCACAACAAGGATCGTCGCCGCATTCTGTTGTGGCGGGTGCCGAAGGACAACGTGTTCTACGATCCGCGCAAGCCGCAGATTTTGAAAATTCCGTTCTTGCTTTTTTCGACCGAGACGGTGGAAGATAGAGACGATGTGCTTCTGCCAATTATTGAGGACATTATGCTGAGCAACATGAGGGGGCATTGATGCCAACTTGGTCCCAATCGGTTTTTAGCTCCAACGTCAGCGAGGTCGCCTACGACGCCGACAAAGAGGAACTTCTGATAACGTGGAAGTCAGGCAAGACTTCGGCCTACTCGGGCGTGCCCGAGGACGTGGCGCAGTCTTGCGCCAATGCCGCTTCGGTCGGATCGTTTCTCAACAGTGAGATCAAGCCGATTTATGCCCACAGGTACGTTTGATGAAAAAATTTGTTCAGCCCGATCCAATTACTGGTTACCGCTTTACATCCTATCGGATTGAAAGTGAAGGGCCGTGGCCTTTTACGGAAACGGGTTATATTTACCACAAGATTGATTTGTAAAATTTGGCCGAACCTTATTTGTCGGCGGTTAAAAAATCGCTTGCGGAAGATTCAACACCAAAAGAAACCGAGGATGTATGAAAGAATCCGACCCTTTCAACACCATGTCGCTCCGCATCGCCCACAACGCCGATGCGAAGTTCGGCGGCGCCTGCGTGGTCGTGCCTCCGGGCGGTGGCAAGCCGGTCGAATTGCTGGTGCTCGATGCGTCCGAGGACGAGGGCCAGTTTTGGGCCACCATCCTGACGCGAATTCAAACCGCTATTGCGGAGATCGACCAGAAAAAATTGCAGTCGCGGACGTTTGGGGCGCGATAAGAAAAACCCGCCTCGCGGCGGGTTCCTCTTGAGCCAGACCAGATGCGAATCAAACGGCCGCTGTTTCGGCCGGTTTGGATTGCATGAAGTTCGGCAAGATCGAAGGCTTGGCTTCCACCTCGGGCTTGAGCGGATCGGCCAGCGGCAGGATCGGCTTTGGTGCTTCGGCCCGTTTCCAGACCTTGGAGCCGACCGCGCCTTCGACGGCGGTGACGCGCTTCTCCAGGTCTTCGACCTTCTTGCTGTCGGCTGCCGGTGCCGCGACGACTTCGGCGAGCCGTTGCGCGTGGGTATTGCGGTCCTGAGCGAGCGAACCGATCGAGACACCGTGGGCCTGGGAGGCGGCGTCCAGTACCGTGACGGCGTGCTTGTTGGCCAGATTTCCGGCTTCGAGGTTCTTGATGCGCTCGTTTTGCTCGACCATGAGTTCGAGGACTTGCACCATCTCGGGGGACTCGAAGTGTTGGGCTTTGAGGGCCGCTACGGCGTCCTCGAACTTGGTAGTCATTGGGATTTCCTTCTGGGGTTAGAGTTATGCCGGTGGATAACGCTCGAAGTTAAATTTGGTTCCGAAAATAGTCAAGACGGTGCTTGGCGGCGGGGCTTAGCAACTTGACATAAAAGTTTGTTTGTGCGATAAAGTCTAATGAGCAGACTTCCATACTATAATTTGGTTGGGCAACGTTTCGGTAAACTCCGGGTTTTGTCCTACGAAGGACGACCTGAGAAGGGCCGAGGTGATAGTCTTTGGCGCGTTGAATGTGACTGCGGCAAGTTTAAAGTTACGAAGGGCTATAGCCTTCGGGCGGGCCTTACGACTACGTGCGGGTGTGGCATTCGGCGAGCTTTGCTCAAAGTCAATACGACCCACGGCAAAGCAAAAACTGTTGAATACCGACTTTGGGTTGGCATGTTGACAAGGTGCTACAATAAAAAAGAAAAGGCTTATAAATACTATGGAGCAAGAGGAATTCGCGTTTGCAGCCGATGGCGTGGCGACGGTGGTTTTGTACGATTTTTAGAAGACATGGGCGAGCGGCCTAGCGCTGAATATTCGATTGAACGAAAAAGCAGTTTAAAAAATTACAGTCCTACTAATTGCCTCTGGGCGACGAGGATTGTTCAGGCTAATAATAAACGGAATACGGTTTGGGTAGTATATGGCGGCAAGAAGATGGCTTTGAAACAGGCTTGTAGGGCGCTTGGATTGAGTTATAGTGCTATTCGAAGTCGGATGTACCGAAAGGGCTGGTCGTTCCAGCAAGCGATTTATAATGGCGGGATGGCCACACGCAAAGCGCGTAGCCGCTGAAAAAGCGTTCTACCAATTTTTAAATTGTTGCTGGGTTAATTCTAAGGACGCGGGTCGAATTTGCCTTGGGCGGAATTTATACGACGGGCAGCGTCGAGCGATCACCGAGATTTTTGATGCGCTGGAAAACGACATTCACGACATCTACATTTTGAAAAGCCGGCAGCTCGGGATCAGCACGATCATCCGAGCGCTTTGTATTTTCTTGATTGGTATTCATCCCGGTTTGAAGGGTGCCATTGTTTTTGATTCGGCTGAGAACAAGAACGAGGCTCGTGCTGAGATCGAGGTAATGATTGACGAGCTTCCTGCTTCTCTAAAATTTCCGTCGATTAAGCAAAATAACCGTGGCGGTCTTACGCTAAGCAATGACTCCAAAGTTCTTTTTATGTCGGCCGGTGTGAAGCAGACCAAGACCAGCGGTACGCTTGGCCGATCGGTCGGCTTGTCTTTGGCTCATTGCTCGGAATTGTGTTCTTGGCAGAACGATGAAGGTTTGGAGTCGTTCAAAAATTCGCTGTCCGATTCTAATCCTGATCGGCTTTATATCTACGAATCGACAGCTCGCGGGTTCAACTCGTGGGAGACCATGTGGCAAGAAGCCCGCAATGATCCGTATCATTGCAAGTGCATCTTCCTTGGTTGGTGGTCTAAGGAATCGCAAAGCATCTCGCGCTATCACCGCGATTTTAAATTATACGGCGAAACGCCGCCTAGTGAGGAAGAAGCGCGTAAGATTAAACAAGTCAAAGAACTTTATGACCATGATATTATGATGGAGGCTCTTTGTTGGATTAGGCGAAAAATGGATCCTACAGCGCAGCCGGAAGGTGATGCCGATGCAAAATTTGAGGGCAACCCATTAAAAATACAGGAGCAACCGTGGACAGAATCTGAGGCATTTCAACAGACTGGTTCGGTGTTTTTCGCGCCCGAAAAATTGACCGACCAGTTTAACGCTAATGTTAGCGACAATTTCCAAACGCATATGTATATCGTGCTCGACGAGTTTGCCTACACGCAGGTTTTAAAAGCTCCGAATCAGAAGATGATCGAATTGAAGGTGTGGGAGCCACCAGCTTCCAATGATGGCGTGTATGTGATCGGCGTTGATCCGGCTTTTGGCACGTCCGAAACAAATGCTCGTTCGGCCATCCAGGTTTGTCGTTGCTACGCGGACGGTCTTGATCAGGTGGCTGAGTATGCTTGGCCGCTGATTACCGCCCAGCACCTCGCGTGGGTCATTGCCAGTTTACTTGGTTGGTACGGCTCAGCTGGGAACGAGGTGCGGTACGCACTAGAATTGAATGGGCCGGGAGCAGCGGTCTTCAGCGCTCTCAAGGGTCTAAAATTTCAACTTGAGAACGGCTATCAGTCCAAGGAAGTGCGCGATAAAGGGCTTCAGGATGTCTTCCGTAATGTGAAGACTTACGTTTATAACCGCGTGGATTCTATGGGAGCAGGGTTTAATTATCACATTCAGACGAACCGGCGCACTAAGTCACAGATGCTCGAACAGTTGCGCAACGTGGTTTCTGTGGGTAAGCTACGCATTCGATCGGCCGAGGTCATCAAGGAGATGACGCGGGTCACGCGAGACGCCAGTGATGGAGATATCATCGGCGTCCCGTCAGGGTCTAAAGATGATCGAGTTATGGCAATGGCTTTCGCGGTCCACTGTTGGGAAGAAAAGGTCAGGCGCAACTTGATCAACACTAACCGGACTAGGGACGCGGAAGCGGCGCGGCAGAGGCTCACCTTGACCGATCAGGTTTATCTGTTCCAGCAGAATCAGTTGAGCCAGTTCTTCAAGGCGAAGCGGATCGAGCGGTTGACTACGCAACGGCAGATGCAACGAGCAAGTTGGAGGTACAGATGAGCAATATTAGCCTAGAAGATAGAGCCGTCCGTATCGCCACATTGTCTGGGCTTCGATGGCAGTATTTAGCCGAAAGCGATAGAGAACGCTACCGGCATTACGCAAAAGAAGCTGAGGTGCGCGAAGCAGCAATGCGAAGGGACGAACAGCCAATCCTGATGACAGTGAATTTTTTATGAGTCGGTTTCAAATCCGGTGCCCCGGTTGCCGCAAGGCATTTCCTTGGGACCCGGCAATGGACTTACCTGAGCGCTGTCCGCTTCCTGGCTGCGACTACGTGGCCAAGCCGAAGGAAGCGGATGAGAATGGTGTGATCGTCATCTCGGCGCCGTTCATCGGTAGCGCCAAGACCAAGGCGACCGATGGTTGCTACCGGCAACTCGAAGAGTCATCGGCAGCTCGTGCCGAGGCTGCCGCACATTTTGCTGGTGTGCCAGTGTCGGAGATGTCGCACCTTAAGGTGACTAATTTGAAGGACAACACCCGCGAGGGCGAGGTTGCGGCCATTCCGGTGGTGAACGAAGTCACCAAACAGATGGACATGATCAAGGCTCGGGGAGGTCAATCAGGTTTTACGGGTTCGGCTACGCCGATCGATACCGGCACCGCCGATGGGGCCATTACGGTGAACGGCCAGACTATCCGAGGCATCCAGCCGCGTGCAGGTATCCGGGCTATGGATTCGATTCAGGCGAGGTTTAGCGGCCGATGATTCCAGGCGGTTTAGAATCGAACCACGCCAAGTTGATCGTCCAGGTCAACGATTGGATCGAGAAGTGTCGTGTCAGCGTAGGCATGCGCAAGTCGTACTATCGGCTTCTCAACGCCATCGCCGAGACTGGCAAGTACGACGGCACCAAGGCGCTCGTCAATATGATGAATCCGAGCCTGAAAAGGACGGCTGCGCACCTTTTCAGTCCGGTCGAGTTGAAATTTTCGCTTAGCTTCGACCACCCGCAACCGGCTAACAATTACGCGCGCGGCCAGGAAGTTGCCAAGCAGCTCACGCTCAATTGGGAACGCAACGGCACCGGCAACACCTTCGGCCGCGGCGCTTTTGAGGCGTTGAAGTACGGCGCCACCTTTCTCAAACAATGGTCGGTCACGGACGATGACGACAAGCCGGTCTACAAGGATCGGCTGGTGATGCCGTGGAACATGGGGGTGTGGCGCGAGGATCGTCCGCTCGACGAGCAGCCGGTCATTTGCGAAACCATGACGCTCACGCTGGAGGAAGTCTGGCAACGCATCTGGCGAATGCCGGCCGCCAAACAATTGCTTGAGCGCATTCGTTCGCATACCGCCCGTGGCGACGCCGGTTCCGAACCGAACTCGTTTTTCCATCAGGTGCTGTCCACCTCGCAGCTCAATACCGGCGGGGCGATCAGCTCGATGCCGGGTGGTATCGTGCAGCTCAACAGCGATCCGAATTACTCGCTGATGGGACCCACCATCGCGCCCGACGTGATCCAGATGCACGAATTGTGGGTGCAGGACGAGAAGGATTACACCACCATCCAGATGATCGAGCCTGATATCTTGATCACGCCGTTGCACACGAAAGTCGGCCGCGACGAGGTGGTGACCCGCAAGCAGAATCTTCTCGCCCAGAATTCACGTCTTCAGCCGTACCGGATTATCCAGCCCAACGAGACTACCGACTGGATTTGGGGGCGCAGCGAGTTGGTGGATGTGATCGAACCGCAGCAATTGCTGTCGGCGTGGTGCGACGACGCGCGTCGCCTCATGGGGGTGCAGATCGACAAGTTTCTCGGTTTTTCCGGCGAGACCGGCATGACCGATGAGCTTTACGCCCAGGCCCGCATGGCTGGTTACGTCAATCTTGGTATGGGCGCAAAGGTCGAGGATTTGACACCGAAAATCCCGCCCGAACTTATGCCAATGGTCAAGTGGCTGATGGAGACCATCAATACGATCTTGGGTTTCCCACCCATCATGCAGGGCCAGGGCGAGCCGGGGGTGCGGGCCGGATCGCACGCCAATACGCTGATGAAGACCGCTTCGCCGGACCTGCGGGATCGTTCGCTTCTGGTCGAGCAGCAATGCGCGGCGGCGGCGGATTTGACTTTAACGCTCATGGAATTGAAAGACCCGCAACGCTATTGGACCAAGGCCGACAAGCCGATTCAAGACGTGGAGGAAACCAGCTTTCTGTTGTCAGACTTGCCGGACGATTGGCGAGTCACGGTGGACAGCCATTCGTCGTCGCCGATATTCGCGGACGAGAACGAGCAGTTGGTGTTTGCGGCGAACGCGCGGGGGATCGTCGATGGGGAATTCGTCATTAACAACACCCAACTGCCCAACAAGGAAACCGCCATTCAGGCGTTTCGCAAGAAGCAGGAGAGCGAGCACGCGATGTTCGAGAAACTGCTTCAAGTCGATCCCGAGGCGGCCTACAAGCTACTCGCCAAGGGTGGCGGGCATCATAAGTAAATCAGCCGCCGTTCATTCCGCCCATCGGGGTAAGCACCGAAGGCCCGCGTCCTGCCGAGCGTAATTGCGTATCGGATTGCGCGCGGCTTTGAGCGGTGGCGCGCGTTCGTGCGTCGTGCAGCATCATCTCCACCGCCGACATTTTCGACTGATCCAAATCCTCGATCACGATGCCGTGGATCGACAATGCCTTGATCTCGGCATGCTGGCCGAAATCGTCGTCGATGATTAGGTCCTGGGTCGGGTGATCGGTACGGAAAGCGCGGAACTGTTCGGTTCTTTCTTTGCTCCGAAACAAAAAACGCAGCGATGCGGGGCCGAATACGACTGTGATGCTGTGCATGGAATCCTCTAAATGGTGTCGGTAGTTTCGCACCAGTCTTCGAATTTTTGCCGGGGGATCAGTATTTTTTGCCCGACGCGCTTCGTTGGAAAACAGTTTTTCTTTTTTTCCCGGATCCATCTCCAGACAGTGGATGGCAACACGCCGAGTTCGTCGGCCGCTTCTTTTGACGATATGAAGCGGCGACTTTTCTTTTGGCCGTTTGCAGGCGCCATTTTTTCCTGACGGGAACTGACAGCAACGGAACGCAAGTAAAATACACTATAATTCAGAGAAGTAAACTAGGTCTTTCATCCGTTACGGGAGGATAGTGTCTTGATGTCGGTGCCCATCCGGGGCCTGACGCGAAGCAACCTCGCAACGGAGAACGCAAATGCAGTTCACTCGTGGCAAGCGCAAGCATCGCAAGGGCCGCAAGTAAGCCCATGCCTGATGGCACCCCAGCTCCTGTTCCCGGTCAACCCCCTCAAGCGCCGCAAGCTCCTTTTGGTCAGACGCCGGCCGTCGCGCCGACTGCTAACCGCGGTCACGAGGCGGCCGGGTTGCAGAAGCTGGGCGTTGCCCTTCAGAATCTCCAGGATGCCCTGCCGCTTCTCGGTGCCAATTCCGAACCCGGTCAGGCATTGCTCGACATGATCAAGAAGTTGGCCAAGTTCGTACCGCCAGGCTCGATGACGCCGGCTGCCAATCGCAACCAGCTCGAAGCCACGGCGATGAAGCAGGGACAGAACAACCAGCAGGTCCAGCAGCTCAAAGCCATGGCGGCCCAGAAGCAGGGCGGCAGCCAGCAACAGGCGGCTGCCGCATGAGCGTGTTCAAAACCGAGGTGTCCCCGGAGATCGTCTGCTCGACCGATCGGGTTGTGAGCGCGGCGATCGATGAGTACGTGGCATCGCGCTTGCCGGGCTGCAAGAAAACGTCCGAGATGGACGTGTCGAATATTCGGCCGGGGGCGGTTCGAAGGAAATCAGGAGCGTAACCATGCCGAACCTTTTTCAGAATTCCGCCAAGACGGTGCCGATGAAGGCCGATGACCAGACCGTGCGGGTCGATCTCGACGTGAACGAGATTGGCGGGCGCAAAAGCCATCTGCCGAGTCAGAGCAAGTCCGACAAGCTTACCATCAGCCATGTGCCGAACGCCGGCTCCACCACGGGCGGGAAGTAACCCATGGGCAAGACCATCGAGGTTGACGAACTCGAATTCAACAACGGCCAGGAAACCATCGCGGCCGTCCGCAAGATCATGGCGCATCCGAAAGCCGCCCTGCTGGTCGAGCAGGCGCGCAAGCTCGTCGATCCGAATGCCCCGACGCCGCGGCTCGACAACGAGAAGACCGTGAATGAGCCGGTCGAGAAGCTTCAGGCCAAGATCGACGAGCTGAACAAGAAGATCGAGGACGACAAGGCCGAGCGCGAGAAGAATTCCAAGCTCGAAACGCTGCAACGGCGCGTCGAAGCCGGCAATGCCAAGCTGCTCCAGCAAGGTTGGACCGCAGACGGTATCAAGGCGCTCGACGAATTCCGCGAGAAGGAAGGCATCATCGATCCGATGCTCGCCGCGCCCGCTTATGAGAATCTGCACGGTGCGCAGGTCGCGCCTGCCACGCCGTCCAGCCATTTCGGCCGGTGGGACTTTACCGAACCGTCCACCCAGGACGAGAACTACACCAAGAAACTCTTGGAGACGCGCGGTGAAAGTGAGTCGCTCGTCACCCAAGAGGCGATGAAGGCGTTGAAAGAGTTTCGTGGGGGTCGGCAGTAAGATGTTTGACGAGCGCGACACCTTCTGCTTTCGCGAATTCCGGGTACAACCGGAGCATTTCGATTGCGAAGCGCACCTTGTCGATGACGCGTTGACCGGGGCCATGTCGGCTCGAAAAGAGTTCGAGGTTTTCAATTCGGTTGTCGGTTCTAATTCCGTTGATGTGGTGGACGGTCTCGTTCTCGTAGAGCATCCTACCAATTTTCTGCTCCATCGCGTGTCGATGTTCGAGCGTATCACGGGAAGGTTCGCCGTTCTTGCCGGGTACAATCAGCCGCACGTATCCGTGGCGGCCTTTTTGACGAGTGGGTTGCTGGTCAGGATGTCTGGCTTGGTACGACAGGCGCCTGAAAAGCGAACGGCATTCGGTGCTGCACAACGAAGTGCCGTAGCGAATCGTTCCATCTTCTTTGCGTTCGAGCGGAATTGGGTTTCCGCACTGTACGCATTTTGCATCCCAGTTTTGCTCGTCCATTTTGCGGCCAATACCGCCGCATTTTGTCGAGCAGTATTGTGGCAGCTTGTTCCACTTTTTTTGGTAGGCGCGAATGGCTCCGGGTTTGTAGCTGAACGGCTCCCCGCAGACTTTGCAGGTGAAGTCCACCACCGGCACTATCGCGTTTTGTCTTCCATGCTCGGCTTCATAGATTTTTTTGCACGGCGTTCCACAAAAGCGCTGAGCGGCGTCACGCGGCCGAACTTTGAAAGGTTGGCTGCAACGCTCGCAAATCTTGGTAATTGGCATCTTGCTATCTCCTGTTGGTCTGACAGCTGTGGGAATAGCATGGAATGCTGTGCAAGTAAATAGGAGATTTTGGGATGCCGCTTCCAGGTATAGGTGTTGCGCCGGCTGCGGGGGCACTTTATAGTGAATTGGCAGCCACTACACGTAGGGCTTTTGTTCCCCGTTTGTTCGTGCAAATCTACTTCGGCTCGCCCATGCTTTTCTACATGATGGGTAACGCGCAAAAAGCCGCGGGCGGTCTCAACCAGATCACCATTCCGATGCAGGCTGCATCGATGGTCCAAGGCCAGTTCACCGGCTACGGTGGCGGCTTCAACTCACCGCAGATCATCCCGGCAATCCAGAACGGCCAATGGAATCTGGCCTACTGGGTGGTGCCGGTGCCGCTACCGTTCGGCGAGACCATCATCCAGGCGACCGAGCGCGAAATCAGTCAGCTCAAGGCCCGCATGAACGACGTGGCGGCCGTCACCAAGCAGAATTTCGCCGGCTTGATGTTCTTGAACAACAGCTCGAACCCGCTTTATCCGAACAGTCTCTATGACGCGTTCGATGACGGCACGAACGTGCCGAATTACGGCGGCATCAACCGCAACGCTGCCGGCAATACGGCCTTCAAGGGCCAGTACATCAACACCAACAGCGCGTCGCTGTTCAGTTTCTCGGCGGGTTTCACCCGTAGGAACATGGCGACGGTGATCTCCTACATCACCAACGGGGCGGGCGGCGAAGCGCCGACCTTCATCGTGATGTCGCCTGGCGATTACGCGACGCTCAACAACGACTTCATCGGGATCGAGCAGCAGTTCGTCAATCCGGGCAATACCTACACGATGGACACCGCCGTCCGGTCGAGCTTCCCGAACCTGAACGTCAACGGCATCCCGATTTTCCAGGACCACTTCTGTCCGAAGGGCAACGCCTTTGCGGTCAACACCAAATACACCGCGATGTACCTGTCAGAAGATGCTGCGTTCGACTTCAGCGGCTTCTACTCGCTGGTGCCGCTCGGCCAGATCGGCCAGCAAGGCGTCGTCGTGGTCGGCTACAACGTGGTGTCGGCCAAGTCGTCGTCGGGCGCGAACCTCTACGGAATCCAAGGCGCACAGTTTTAAGGAAAGCACATGAACAGCCCCCTTTCAGGTCCTGGCATCGGCCTTGGAGTTCCGCAGAATCTTTATCCTTCGGAAATCTCGTTTGCGGGCATCAATGCCCCCTACGACTTCGCCACCAGCCGCGTCTGCCTGGCTCCCGGTCAGACGCTCCCGATTCCGGCCGGCGACTGGCAGATCGGTCTCGGCGGTTATCTGGTGTTTCAGATCAAAGATCCACTGACCAACCTTTGGGTCATGGCAGCGAGTGCGCCCTATCATCGCGGCATGTTTCACATCACCAGCGACGGCTACAACCTGCGCATCGCCAATCTGACCGGCTGCCCGGTTGGCGCTTTCATCGCCAGCCAGGGCGCGTCCTACGTCCAATCGACCACGACCGTCATCGCGACCGGCGGCACCTCGACGTGGCAGCCGATCGTCGGCGGTGCGCTTGCCTTCACGGGCGGCTCGGTCGCCAGCGTGGGCGGCGGCTACGGCATTGCGCCGATCCTGTTCATTCCGCAGCCCCCCGGCCCCTCGGGCAACGCCAATGGCATCGGCGGCGTCGCGGCGTCCGGTTATGTGGGCATTTCCAGCGGCACCGTGGTGCTGACCGGCGTGACCTTCGTCAATCAAGGCGCTGGCTATCCGTCCGCCCCCGCCAATGTGGCGCTCCTGCCGGTGCCGACCGATCCGAACATCTCGACCGGCATCACGCTGGCGACCTGCGCGTTCAGCCTGACGAACGCGGGGTTGATTACGGAGGTGCTTTGCACCAATCCGGGCGTTCCCATCACCCCGACCGCCATCACGCTCGCGGTCACGGGCGCGGGTGTTACCGCGACGGTTTCGGCAGTGGTCATGCAGACCATCACGGCCGCGACGGTCTCGGGGCCGGGCATCGGCTACGGCACCGGCAACACGCCGGTCTTCGCGGTCGGCGGTGTGCCGTCTCAGGGCACCATCACCCAGACGCCGAACTTCAAGTACCTGTCGTGGTTCCCGCGGCCGGTCAATATCGGCATCACGGGCGCCAACACGTCGGTCTCGGCCGGCGCTCCCGGCGTGATCTACGACGGCGGCTTGTTCCTGGCGGCGCCCAGCGCGGCCTGGCCGATGGCGGTAGGCGCTGCCGGCACGGTCGGCACCGTGGCGTTCGTGATGGGCAGCGTACCCGACATCGCGGTCCTCCAGCCGGCGCCGTAAATGGCGACCTATTCGCTCAGCCAAACTGGATATGCGGTCGGTGGTATGAACCTGCCGACCGCCAAGACTTACAATATCCCCGATCTGTCTTCGACCGGCATCCAGACCGGCGTCGGGCAGGGGCGCCACCAAGCGATGCGGACGAACGATCAGGTGCTGGTTCAGGGGCCGGACGGTTCGCTTCATTGGTACGAGTTCGACGCGGAGCGGTCCACGATTGCGAATCCGATACTCAGATATGTGGGGCCGTGATATAGCACGGTAGAGGTGTCTTGCCGTGTTGACCCAATATCTCGCGCTAACCAATCAGCTCTTACAAAATCCGGCTGCCACGTCGGCGCTGTATACGACCGCGAATCTCACCACGTACATAAACGTTGCTCGCGGCCAGGTGGCGGGCGAAGGCCGCTGCATCCGGGCGATCGGCACGATCTCGGCGGTGATCGGCCAACGTGCCTATAATTTCTCGGGCATCAGCTTTGGCGTCGTCGCCACGACCGGCATCCAAGGTGCGATCAACGTGCGCCGGATTCAATTTAACGTCGGCACCGGCCAGAAGTGGATTCGCGGAAAATCGTGGGAATGGTTTGACTTCCAGCGTTTTAATAAGCCAGTGCCGACCAGTGGTGAACCTCAGGAGTGGGCACAATATTCGCAAGGCAGTTCCGGTCAAGGCTCGATTACCGGCATCGGGACCGGCACGATGTCGAGCGGCAGCTTTTACATCGATCCGCTTCCCGATTTGGCGTATGTACTCAACTGCGACTGCACGGCATACCCGCAAGCGCTCACGGCCGATACCGACGTGGAGGCACTGCCGTACTTGTGGACGGATGCTGTGCCCTATTATGCAAGTTACATGGCATTGATGGCGTCGCAAACTTCAGCGCGCATCCAGCAAGCTCAACAGCTCTACGCGCTGTACGAGCAATTCATGCAGCGGGCGCGCAATGCCGCCAATCCCGACGTGAATATGTATGCGTTCGAACAGGCGTCTGATCCCTTTAGGAGCAACCGGCTTGGTGTCGGCGGCCCGCAGGTCGGGGCGGCCTGATGGCGTTAAACAAATATATCGCGATGGTGCAGCGCTTCGCTCGCGATCAGAAGCAGCAGAATCTCGATATTGGTAATTTGGCCGAGTATATCAACAGGGCGCGGCGCGAGATTGCCATGCGGGCGCAGTGTATAAGAATCCAGCCACCGATTTTTGGTTCGATTGAAGGTTGGAAAATCACAAACGGAGGTACGGGGTATTCGACAACTCCTACTTTGACGATCACGCCTCCTGATTTTGCGAGCGGACAAATTCCCAATCCAAATGGGCGTCAGGCAACGGCGACTGCAATTGTTTCTGGCGGTGTCATTACTTCTATTTTTAGCCAAGATGGCGGGATCGGGTACTTCCAGCCCATCATGACTATTACAGATACGACTGGAAAGAACGCAACTGCGACACCAATTATGTCGCCAATGAATTTGTTGTTGCAAGGTCAGGAGCGGTACGATTTTGCAAATATTGATTTGAGCAATTTTCCAGGAGTGGACAGCATTCTCTTTGTTCGCGGAGTCAGTATTTTATATGCGAATTATCGCTATTCCTTACCGTGTTACGCATGGTCGGTTTATGAATCGGCAATCCGACAGTACCCGCTGACCTTCCAATATGTTCCTATGTTCTTTTCTCAGTTTGGGCAAGGCGCAGCAGGGTCATTGTTTTTTTATCCGCTGCCTTCACAAACGTATCAGATGGAATGGGATTGTTGTGTACTTCCTAGCGATTTGATCGACGACCAATCTGTTGAAGCGTTGCCGGCACCGTGGACGGATGCAATACCATATTTTGGTGCTGCTATGGCCTTTGAGGAAATGCAAAATTTGAACGCTGCTCGCTATTTCCACGAACAGTTTGATCGTCGAGTTTTAGGATATTCTAATTACGCAAGAGTTGGTCGAGCAGTTAATCCTTACGGACGCTACGTTTTGCCGTTCATCCTGGGAGGGCTAGAATTGCTCCAGCATATGCACTTACAATTGACGGGGATGTTTTCGTGATCCGCAATGCAATAGCGTACATATCTTCGTCGGCGCCAACGCCTTTTAGTGCGTTGCATCCCCACAAGATGAATCGCGAATTATTTTTTGTGTATCCTTTGGAGGGTTCTATTTTATCAAGACTCGCAGAAAATGGTTGCGGCCCCATTTTGCCATTTACGCGAAATTCGATTCCAGTTAGTTCGCATCGTCCTGTCCAACGTGCGCATGCCCAAGCATCGTCTAAATCGAAAATCCAATTTCTACGTTTAGCTTCGTTACGTCGCGAAGCTAATAGGTAAGACCATGGCCGAGAGCTTAGAACTTTTGCACGATGTGTTTTTGTATAGCGTGGCGTTCGTTCGGCGTACCATTCAGGTTTGTCTCGATAGCGTTTTGTGTAGCGAGCGTTATGCTTTTCTCGATTCAATTTTGGCCACGCAGTTTTATAGCAAATCCGCGAGCAAAACCGTTGGTTTCGTTTTATTTTTACAAAAGGCTTTTTGCAAAGTCCACAGATGGCATCCTTGGGGGTTTCGCGGGTATCATCAGGGTGACGGTCTCGTTGATGGTGATAGCAAGTACGGCAACAAAATCGTTTGTCTATCCGCTTGGCAACAAATGGTTGCTGACATTCTGCACATGTTTTATCAAAGCGCTTCACGTTTCTCATCGATAATCCGCCTGATTAGGTCTGATACGGTGATGCCCAATCGCTTGGCTTCTTCTTGGAGCCATTTGATTTGCGGGGCGGTGAGGACTACTGATTGTTTTGCTGAGTGGTACATGGGCTTCTATGTAGCACCCAATTATCACCCTGTCAAGGAGACTGTTTAATGCCCGCAACCGCCCTCAAAGAACCCGAACCCGAACCCGAAATCCGTTCGTCCTTGCGCCGCTTCGCGCTTCCCGATCTCGACACGCACGGGGCCTGGATTCTCGCGCGTCTCAAAAACGCCTACCCGAATCTGACCGACCGCAACATTCTGGGTTGGATTCGCACGCTGCTGTACGACAACGCCAACCTGTTTCTCTATCAGGATCACGGTGTCGCGCTGTTCCAGCTCACCAGCGTGTACTCGCTCGCACCCAAACCCGTCATCATCGAGCGCTTCGTGTTCGTCATGGAGGGTTACGCCAAGGAAGGCGCGGAGTTTTACGCCGAGGCCGCGCGCTGGGCCAAACCGCAGGGCATCGAGAAGATTTTTGTCGAAGAAATGAGCGACGTTCCCCACGACCTGATCCGCGACAAAATCGGCCGCATCTTCAACCAGCAACAGCAGTTCGTTCGGGTGTGATGAATGCCCGAAGGTGAGCCACAACAGCAACCGTCTGATACCGGGGCGCTGACCTTCGAGAAGTTCGGCGGGCTGCAAACCGCTACGACCCGGCCGGGCGTGCCGGACGAGCAGGCGTATTGGCTCGACGGCTTCATGCCGCTGGCGCCGCGTGATTTGCGCACACTTTACGGCACTGGCGCTGCCAAATATACGGTGCCGGGCGGTACCACGTTGGTCGATTTCGGTTTTTACAATCTTGGAGCTACGCCCTACGCGGTCGTTTTTCGCTCCGATGGTGCCGCCATCCAGATCAACACCAGTACGGGCGCGACCGTAACAATTCTACCTGCCGCCACCATCGCGATTCCCAGTATTCTCAATATCGGAATCTCCCAGTGGGGATCGCAGTATCTGATCATCGTCGCCAACCAGACCAACGGTTACTGGCTTTGGGATGGCGCGCTGCTCTACACGGCCGGCACGCTCGCGCCGCAAGTCACACTGACCAACGTGGGCAATGCTTATCAATCCGTGCCGGTGGTGACGGCGACCGGCGGTAACGGTCATGGCGCGTCGTTCGTGGCGTCGATCGGTGGCGGCGTCGTTACCAATGTCATCATGACCAATCCGGGCACCGGCTATTTGCCGGGCGACGTGGCGACGCTGGTGTTCACGGGCGGCACGCTTGCGGGCACTAGCGGGGCGCTGACGGCTGTGCTCACGCACGCAGCAGGTGGGTCGGGTGGCGCGCTTGCCGGCATATTTACTTTGTTCACCTCAGTTGGAGTCTACGACCTTTATCAATGCACCGGCATCACTCTCACGACTCCTGGCACCGGCTACGATGTAAATGTCACCGCGGGGTTTAATGCGGCGCCGGCAAATTCCGGTTGGGGCAATAATGTTGGTTCTTCCGATCTGGGACCGCCTGGCCTCGTAGTCACTCAAAGTGGTGGTGTGATAAATTCGGCAACGCGTGCCGCCGATCCAGGAAATCCGAATTACTATTACTGGACACTTCGTGCGTCGCCATTATTTCCCACCATCACGGTCATCGATACCGGCTCTTATTTTGTTTCCAGTGTTACAATCGGCAACGGCGGCTCCAACTACAGCCCCGCCACCACTATTACGGTTTCGGCCGGCGGCAACCCGCAGTCGCAGGCGGTCATTACTCCGACGATTGCGGGGGGGGTGATTACGGGCACGACGATAAAAAGCGGTGGCGTCTACGGTTCAAACACGCCGCCCACCTTGGTAGTTGTCGATACCGCTACGACGGCAGCTGGCACCGTGACGCTGATGCCGTTCGGGGTGAGCGGCACCGCGGTCGAGACCTATCAGGGTCACGTCTGGGTTTTCAATGGCAACAATTTCAATTTTACCGCTCCGGGTTCGGTCTCCAACTTTGCCACCAGCGCGGGCGGCGGCTCGCAGCAGACCAATAATTCTTATACCAAGATCGGCTATTCGCAGGCCATCTCGACCAACGGTTTTTTGTTCCTGATTGGCGACTCGTCGATGGATTACATTTCGGGCGTCGTCACCAACACGCCGCAGGGCGGCAATCCGACGACGACATTCACGCAAAACAATAGCGACCCCGAGGTCGGTACACCCTACCCGGCTGCGGTGACGACGTTAGGATCGGACATTCTGGTCGCCAATTCGGCCGGCATCTTCGTGTCCAGCGGCGGTACGTTTCAGAAAAAGAGCGAAGCGCTGGATGGTGTCTACAACTCGGTTGCCAACTTCAACAACGTGCAGCTCAGCGCCGCTAAGGCGACGATTTTCGGCAAGCGGGTCTGGATGGTGCTGGTGACGATCATCGATCCGCTCACTCTGGTGCAAGCCACCAAATTGTTGATGTTCAATGGCCGTGTCTGGTGGACCTCGACCCAGAATCTGGCGCTGACTTTCATCTGCGGCCAGGAGATCAATTCGGTCTATACGGCGTGGGGCACGGACGGCAACGCGCTTTATCCGTTGTTCCAGACACCTACGACGGCGTTCACCAAGACGGCGGTGACGAAACTATGGGACGAGCCGGGCGGTTACGAGTCCACCAAGGCAGACTCGCGGTTCTGGAGCTTGTGGCAGGCGTACAGCGTTACCGGCACGACTCAAATCGATTTGTATGTCGATGCGGTCGGGATCGACGGCACAGGCGCGCGATTTACCAACCAGCAGCATTACGCCATTGCGGGGCCGACCGGCACGGGATTTTTCGTCACGCCCCCGCAGGCAATCGGCCAGCAGGGTGTGCTGACCGGCTTCACGCTTTTAACCTCGGCGGCCGACATGGCGCTGATCAGCGCCAAAGTCGAAGTCGAAGACGTAGGATTCCGCGGATGAGCCTGCCTGCTCTCAGCACATTGCCTACGACTCAGGAAGAACTGGACGCCTGGGCGTTCAACCATCAGGCCAATCACTTCGATATCGTGGCGGCCGGTCAGCGCTTGCAGCAAATCACGTTTACGATTGCGACCAATATCGGCACGCTGGCGGGCAATTCGGTGATGCAGTTCAATGCGGTGCCCGCTACGATTCAAGACGGCATGACGATCAGCGACACCACCACGCCTTCGGCGATCACGAATGGAACGCAAGTGACGGCGTTCAACGGCACCGAGGTGCAGATGGGGATTCCCGCCGCGGGCAATATCGGTAGCGGCGACGATATCCTGTTTGGGCCGGGTGCCAATGTGAAGTCTCTTACCCAGTACCAGCTCAGCCCGATGAATTCGAACGATCGCGGCATGTGGCTTTTCCGGCATCAGACGATGCACAACGAAATCAATGCCCTCCTGGGCACTAGCGGCTTGAATCTGCTTGAGGTAGACTTCGAAGACCCTGATCAGTTTCAGGAGTGGCTCAATCAAAATGCCGGCGAACACCAACGTATCTGCACCGCGCTAGGCATCCCATAGGAGGCGGCCATCTCGTTTTTTTCGGATCTTTTCAAAGGCAATTTCGGCAACCTCGGGCATGACCTGAATCCCGGCAATATCTTCAACGACGCCGGGCACGACTTCGCCAAGCAGCCATCTTGGCTTAAGGACCTCGAAATCGCAGTTCCGGCCGCAGCCGCTACGGCCCTAACGTTCGGCGCCGATTTGCCGTTCCTGGCGGGCGGCGGTGCGCTGCTGGGTGCCGATGCGGCCCTAGACCCTGCTTTGGTGGCGGGCGCGGATGTCTTTGCAGATGTGGGGGCGGCTGCGGACGCGGCGGGAGGTGTGGCAGCCGGTGGGGATGCGCTGGGAGCTATTGACGCGGCTATTGGTGCGGGTGGAGCCGGGGGCTTGCCGGGTGACGCTTTGGCGTTTGCAGGGCCGTCCGGCGGCGCCATTGGGGGCGCAGGGGCTGCCGATGCGTTCGCGCTGCCTGCGGCGGCTCCAGGAGCGGGGGGCATAGCCGGGCAGGCGGTGGAGGCCGGCGCCGACTTGGGTGCTGCTGGCGGGGGCGCTGGTGGCTCAGCGGGCGCCGCTGCGGGCGGTGGGGGCATCCTGGACAGTCTGGGCAGCGGTGTCTCGGCGGTTGGGGGCGCGCTGAAATCCGCAAGCCCGTTCGTGGGCGCGGCCGGGCTGGGGCTGGCGGGCTACCAGGGCTACCAGCAGAAAAAGCAGCTCAATGCGCTCAACGCCTCGGAAAAGGCCAAGGCCGACCAAGCAGCCCAGATCGCTCAAACCGAGCTTGGTGCCGCCCAGCCGTTGCTCAGTCAGGGCAACACGCTGATGTCGTACCTGTCGAGCGGGACGCTGCCGCAGGAATTTCAGTCGCAGCTCGACCAGAAGATCGCCGCCGCCAAGGCGGGGGTGATCCAGGGCTATGCGGCGCGCGGCATGTCCACCAACCCGCAGCAGAACTCGGCGCTTCAGCAGGATTTGGCGGCGGTCGATCAGCAGTCGCTGGCGCTCAAGGGCCAGCTCGAACAGCAGCTCTCGCAAGCCGGAAACCAGATGGTCCAGACCGCGAATTCGCTGCTGTCGGCGGGCCTGTCGGCCACCAGCCTGTCGGCCGAGATTCCCATCCAGCTCTCGAAGCTCAACCAGGAACTCAACGACTCGATGTCCAAGGCGCTCGCCAATTTCGCCGCGGCGATCAATGGTGGCAATCGCGGCCAGCAACAGCAAGCGGCGTAAATGAGCAATGCGTTTGACACCGCGACCGACGCCAATGCGCCGCCTCCCGGCGCGATGGCGGGCAAGGATTCGACACCCGATCAGCCTTCCCGCAGTTTCGACGATTTGACCGGCGACCCGAAGTACAAGTCGATCCTCGATGCCGACACCAAGTTGTTGGACCAGAAGATCGGCGCCGAGGCCGGCATGGCGTCCATGCAGGCGAAGCGTGACGAGGAATATCGGGGCCGGATGGATCATATTATCAGTGTGGAGAGCGCGACTGCGAGCGAACTCAAGCCGTGGAACGCAGGCGAAGAACTTAAGAAGACCAAAACGGACCTGTGGGAGCAGTTCGGCTCGCCGGGCTTCGTGATCGCCATGCTGGGTTCGGCGTTTACCGCCATGCCGATGAACTCGGCCCTCAATGCGGGCGCCGCCGCCATGAACGCCATCAATGCGGGCAAGATGGACGACTATCACAAGGCGTTCGACGCCTGGAAGGAAAATAGTCGTTTGGTCGAGAAGCGCATGGAGCTGGAAGAAAAGCAGTTCGGCCAGATTGATAAGTTGCGATCCTCCAATATGGAGGAATGGCGCGCACAGGCGCTCGCGCTCACGTCGCGGTTCAACGATCAGCGCATGCGGGTTTTGCTGGAAAATGGCATGAACCAGCAGTATTTCGAGGCGCGCGATGCGCTCGACAAGGTGCGGGTCGATCACGTCAAGGCTACCGAGCTGATCGAGAACAACGAGATACGCCGCCAGGTGTTCGACGCGCTTCGTGCCGACAGCAAGGACCCGCAGAAGATCGCCCAGGCAGCCGCTGATGCCGACATGATCATGACGGCGCCGCGCACACCGGAAGAAATCGTCGTCCATGGGCTGGTGGCGCAACCGGGTTTCCGCGACTTGTCGATTGAGGAACAGAATAAAAAGATTCAGGATGCGGTGAGTGGCGTGGCGCGAGCGCGATACGGTGGACGGGCGAATCCCGCCATGAACGAAATGCAGAAGCAGATGGATGCGTGGGATGCGGCAAACCCCGACGCCCCGAAGGAAGAACGCGACGCCGCCCACAACAAGATTATTGGTGATATATCGAGTGCGCAGAAACCGTCCAGCGCGGCGCCGTCCATTGCAAAGGAAAAGGCTCAGCTTGTCGAAGACTTGATGAAGCAAACCAATCCGGCGACCGACAAGCTTTACACGCGCGAGGAAGCGCTGAAAAAGGCCACCGAGGCGACGGCGCCGCCCGTCACCGGCAACAAGGCGCTCGATGCCAAGTCACACATCGGCCAGTACGACGATGCGCTCAAGCTGATCGACGGCATCGACAAGACGCTCAACCGCTATGTGGGGGCGGCCGGTGTGGCGGGGCGAGCTACGCGGGTCGGCGAGCGTGTCGGCAACCTTCTGGGTTCGAACCAGACCGATCGCGTGCAGATGATGCGCGACATCTCGCAATTGCAGCTCATGGGGCCACGCCTCTTGCTCGACCAGAAAACCGGACGGCCTTTGTCGGCTGAGGCTGCTCATATCAGCGATATCATCGCGGGTTTGAGCCTGGGCGACACTACGGCCAACACGCTCCGAGCGATGAAAGAATTGAAAGAGCGCTTGAAGGTCATTCGCGATCGCGATGCGGCAGCGCTGGGCGGTTCGACCGTCTCGCCAGCCGCTGCGCCTGTCGAGACCGAAGATAAGCCGTGGGAAAGCGATCCGATTCAGAAGTGACATGGCTCAAGCACTGATCAGCAGCACCGAAGGTGTCGTACCGGAACTTGAATTCAAGTTGCCGAGCGTGACCGATACCAAATCCTACGACGCGGTGCCGGCCGGCGAAGATTATCTTGACCCCAAGGGGCAAACTCGCACCAAGCCGTACCGGGTCAAGGATGCGAGCGAGTACGCGTCGCTGCCCGAAGGCGTGCCCTACATCGACCCTGAAGGTAATACGCGCACGTCCCCCAAGTACGACGATCTCGATTTCACCACCCAGACACTCTACAATATGAGCGTCACTGATTCCGAGCGCAAGAAAGCGCTGGAACGCGGCTACCCCGGCAAGGTCAAGACCAACAAGCAGACCGGCGAGATGTACGTCGATGAAGACGGCACCTTGCGGCGCGCTCGCGGCTATAACAAGTCGCCCGGCTCGTTTATCGCCGCCCAGGCGGCCCCGGTGCTCGGCTCGATCGCGGGCGAAGTCGCGGGTGCGGTTGGGGGCACCGCGGTAGCGCCCGGCCCCGGCACCTTCGCGGGTGGGGTTGCGGGCGGCGCTGGTGGGGCCATGGCGGGTCAGGGTTTCAACGACGCCATCATGGCGCTGGCGGGGGTGTACGACCGTACCGGCACCGAGGAAGCCGGCGAGTTGGGCATGGCGGGCCTGTTTGGCGGTGTCGGTACGGCGGCCGGGCGCGGGCTGGCGGCAGTGGCGCCTGCCATCAAGGGTGCGGTCAAGAACGCGCTCCCCAAGGCCGTGGCGGGCTTCCTGGGCGAGACCCCCGAGGGAGCCGCGCAGGCGTCGGCCTTGCGGGAAAAGGACGTGCTGGTGCCACCCTCGGCCCACATGAAGGAAGCCCCGCACGTCATCAATATCGCCGAGCGGTTCGATCCGGCATTTCGCACCCAGGACCCGTTGCTTGAATCCGCAACCGGGCATTACGAGAAATCCGGTAAGGAAATTCTCGAAGGGCTTGGAGCCGACACCTCCAAGATCAAATCGTTGACCGAACCCGAGGCCGCAGTCTCGACCGAGCGCGCGGGCGAGGCCGTGCTGGGCCGCACTCGTGACGAATTGCGCCAGGCGGATGAGAAATTGCGGGCGACGCTCGAAGCGCGCCGCACCGAGATTGCCGGTACGGTCGAGGAAAAAGTCAAGACGCAAGAAGGCCAAACCCGGCAGCTCGAAGCCGCCGCCAGCGAGGCGCGCAACGCCGCCCAGAAGGTGATCGATGCCGGGTTCCAGGAGATCGAAACGTCGAGCCGCGCCGCCATGGATGCGGTGAAGGCCGGGCACAATAGCGGCTCGTTGTGGCAACAGGTCGCGGAGAAAATTCAGAAGATGCGCGCGGGAATCATGACGCGCGCCAACAAGATGTACAGCGAGGCCGAAGAATTGTCGGGCGGACTGAAGCCTGACGTGAGCGGCTTGTCGGAGCGCGCGGGCGCATTTCTGGAGCAGATGCCCGAGGGGTTCGAGAAGGAGTATCCATCGATCGTCAAGCAGTTGCGGGACATGGCGGGCGTGCGGGCGACCGACAAGGAAGGCAACATTGTCGAGGGTTGGAAGAAGGAGCCGGTCGAACCGACCTGGGCGCAATTGCATAACTTGCGCTCGGCGCTGCGTTCGAACTATAACCGTTTGAATCTGACGCCCGACGTGAAGCAGGGCACGTTCAAGTTCTTCGCCAACCGGGTCGATGAGATTCTCAACGACGCGAATGCGGTGCCCGAGCTGCAAGCCGCCGCCAAGCAACTCCGCGAGGCCGACAATTTCTATCGTGAGAACATGGGCCAGTTCAACGACAAGCGCATCCAGGCGGTCGTGGACGGTCTCGATGCCGGGCTGCCGGCCGATCCCAAGGTGCTGTTCGATACCATCGTCAAGGAAGGCCGCTCGGACTTGACCAAGAAAGTGGCCGAGATGGTCGGTCCCAACCTGTGGGCCGGCGTCAAGGCAGCCGACGTGAGCGAGATGTTGGAGCAATCGAAGTCGCTCACCGGCCAGATCGATGGCCGGCGCTTCGTCTCGCAGGTGCTGGAGCGTTATCGCAGTGGCATGCTCGAAGCGGTCCATGGCCGGGAAGTGACCCAGAAGTTGTTGGAGCAGGCGCAAAACATTGAAGCGCTGGCCGGACGGCTGGAAGTTCCGGCGCGGCCGGGCGACACGATCCGCGACATCATCAGCAAAGCCAAAGTAGCGGCGGATGCGGCAAAAGCGGCGGCGAAAGCCGATCCGCTTGGTGTGCTGACCAAGGAAGTGCGCGCTATCGACAGCAAGCTGGCCAACACCAAGCACCTGGCACGCAAGCATCTGAAGACCAACAACCCGCTGGACTTTTTGTACGATGAATCGGTCGGCGCGTCCGAGGCCGTGGATAAGATTCTCGGCAGCGAGGACTTGATCATCGCCACAGCCAGCAAGTTCGGCCCGCAATCGGCGGAATTCAATCTGTTGCGCCAGACCTGGGCACAAAAACTTCTCACCGGATCGCTGACACCCGGCACCAAGTTGGCGAAGGTGTCCGAGGAAGTGCAACGCATCATGTTTCCGGGTGTGAGCCTCGATCAGATGCGAACGCTCGCGCGCGAGATGGACTTTCTGATGGGCACACGCGGTTCGCTCGGCACCAACATGGCGGGCGGGCTTGCGGCAATGTCGAAGGTCGAGCATCCGTGGTCGAGCATCCCGCTCGGCAAGGCGGCGGGTAAACTCGTTCCGGGTCTTGATGCGGCCGGGCGCTGGATGCTGGGCAAGTATTTCAAGTTCATCACCGATCTGGCCAACAACCCGGCGTTCATAAGCTGGATGGCGAAGGGACTGAAGGGTAACGAGCAGGCGCGCGAGATGGTGCGCGAGACCGTGCAGCAGAGGATGAAGATCGGCGGCGCGGTTGGCGCAGGTGTCGGCGAATCGCAATTCCAGACACCCAATCAGGGGCTGATGATGGGCGGAACCGCGCAATGACCACCCTCCAAGATATTGAGAAATTGGCACAAAAAACCGCTCTGGAAGCGCTCAAAGACGACACCCCTATCCAAACTCGCATAGATGCGCTAAAATCCCTGACACCTTATTATGCGGCCTTGAAAAAGGTCGAGCCGAAAGGCGGTGGCGACTCTGACGAGCCGACCATCGAGGATTTGCGTACCCAAATGGCCGATGCCGACAAGGAGACCCCGAATGGCCGAACCATTCCGGCTTGAAGTCGTTCCCGAAACTGAACCCGCCGAAGGCGGGCAGGCGGGTCACGCCGATCAGGTCGGCTTCGAGATGCTGCGGCTGGGTCTTAAGGCTCTGTCGCAGCGGGCGCTGATCGCGTTCGCATCGGTGTTTCCGCTGCTCACGGTCGGCTCGGCGTTCTGGTTGTGGTATCTCACCCCTAAGCCGGACATCTATCAGATCGTGTCGCTGACCATCTACGCGTTGTTCGTCCTGACGGCGAATTATCTGGTGAGGCGCGCATGATCAGGATTCTCGCACTTCTTTGTTTGTTGCTCGCTCCAAGTCTTGCGCACGCCCAGGCCAGCGTTCGACTCTTTTGCCCCACCGGCCTGGCGGCACCAAACGATTGGGCACCGTGTGCCACGAGCGTACCGCTCGCCGTGACGGGTGGGGCGCCTTACGCCTACACACCCCTCACACCCTCACAAAACGCCGTGGGAGTCGTGTCCTCAACTGCTTTGACGATCCCGGCTGGCGCCACCTACGCGGTGGTGTGCGCCGAGACCCAAGGAGTGCGATGGACCTGGGATGGCACCACGACGCCAACTTCCTCGGTGGGGATGCCCATAGCGGCGGGGCAATGCGCGGCATTCTCGGGTGCCACCACGTTGGCGAATTTGAGATTCATCCAGCAGACCGGAACCGCCACCATCGATGCCGAGTACGCGAAATGATCGCTCGGCGATTTTTTCTATTTGTAGGCTCGGCATTTTTTGCGCCAGCTAACGCGCAAGTTCCTAACCAATCTGGCATGGGCGTGCCAAATGCGGTTAGCGGCGGCACTACGGGCGCAGCCGGTGGCGATTTGACGGGTACGTTTCCAAATCCGACAATCAAAGCGTCGGTCGGGCTAACTGGCGCTCCTACCGCCGCAACGGCTGCGGCGGGCACCAATACCACTCAAATCGCGACCACGTCATTTACAACCACGGCGGTCGCGAACGCCATCGCGGGCGTCAACCCTGCCGTCGCCGTCCAAGCCGCGACCACGCAAGCCTCGGACACCAGCGGGCTGACCTATAACAACGGCGCTGCCGGGATCGGCGCGTTCTTCACTGGCTCTGTCAATACCGCATTTACTGTCGATGGCTTCACTTTCACGGCGCTCAATCAGCGCGTCCTGATTAAGAACGATACCCAATCGCCGTCCGGTGCGTTCAACGGCGTCTATTACGTCACGCAGTTGCAGACCGGCATCCTGCCGCCGATCCTGACCCGCGCGCTCGATTACGATGCGCCGAGCGATATCAACAATACCGGGGCCATTCCGGTCGTTAACGGCACGGTGAACGGCACTACGTCATGGCTGCTGACTTCGGCGGTTGCTACGGTCGGCACCGATCCGCTGACTTATACGAAATTCTCGGTCAATCCGAATGTCGCGTTACCTATCGCCAACGGCGGCACAGGCGCGACGACGACTGCGGGGGCGCAGGCGAATCTCGCGCTTAGCACGCTGTTGTTTAAGATTTCAGGAGTCGATTTCAATTCAGCCAATACCGACAATCCGATCACGATCACGCTGCCGACTGGTTTCACGCGCTATCGGTTAAACCTCGTCATAATCTCTGGCGCGAGCGCTTCGCTGACAACCGCAACATTTGGTGTTTTTTCTGCTGCGGGTGGGGCGGGGACCGCGATGGTAGCATCGGGAACAGCGGTTACGCTTTCGAGCGCGTCAGAAAACACAACGAATAATGCGCAGGCGCCAGGAATTGTTGGCGCATCGGCAACGTCTTACAACGTGTCGCCTATCTATTTTCGGGTGCAAAATGCTCAAGGATCAGCGGCTACCGCGAATGTGACTATACAAATCCTCCCACTCAGCTAAAGGCGACCGACACCATGACCCTCGAAAACATCGTGGTGCAGTTGATGCCGGGGGTGCCGTGAGCACCCAATCGGTTCTTCAATCCGGCAGCGTCACTCCCGGCCATTTGATGGCTGCTGTAACCGATGGAGTAATTGGCGACGCCGGTTTTTCATTCGCCAACACCTACTCGCAGCTCCAATCGACGATTCTGGGCGTTAATTTCAATGCCGCAAATACCGACAACCCGATCTCCATCAATCTGCCAGCCGGGTTCACCCGCTACCGCATCAACCGGATCCTGATCTCGGGCGCATCAGGCACTTTGACCACCGCAACTTGTAGCGTCTACACGCAGGCCGCCGCCGCGGGTGTCAATATTGTGGCGAGCGCGACTGCCTGTACGATCAGCACCAATTTGGGCGACACCAACAACAATATGCAGTCGCTGACGATCGTGAATCAGAACACGATTGCGCTGAACGACACCACGATCTATTTTCGGACGCAGACGGCGCAAGGCGTCGCGGCGACGGCGAATGTGAGCTGTTTTTATGAACCGCTGCCTTAGCGTCACCGTCGCCTTATTGGCGAGCTGCTGCGTAGCTTCGGCGCAGACTGGGACGGCCATCAAACAATCGGGGAACGTGACACCAACCCACGCTTGGTGTGTCACAACTAACGGTATCGCGCAAGATTGCGGCACGGCTGCGATTCCATTTCTCACCTCGATCGGCACGGTAGGCCAAGGTCAAACAATCTGCGCGTGGAGCGCCTTATCTTCGGCTGCCGGATCCCAGAAAATTTGCCTAGGCGCGACCGACGCGGGCGGCGCCACCATCACGGTGCAGAATTTCGGCACCGACGCGGCGCTGCCGCTCAGTCTGAATCTCAACGGTGTGATCTACCAATTCCCGTTCTCGACCTCGGGGGTGGTGGGGCCGGTTTCTTCGATCTCGGGTAATTTCGCTTGCTGGAATAACACAGCCGGCACGCTGCTGAAGGATTGCGGCAATTCGCCGACCGGGATCGTGTACGGGCCGAACTCGTCGGTTGTCGGCAACATTCCGCTGTGGGACAGCACGACAGGTGTTTTGCTGAAAGATAGCGGCGTTCCACTCGCCCCAGCCGGCGGCCTCAACCTCTACGCCAGCCCGACCGGTAACGATACCAACAACACCTGCATGGCTTCTGGAACGCCGTGTACGTTGAAGGGGGCGTGTAGTCTTAGAGATTCCATCGCGACATTTCTTACCCGCGCTAATCTAAATATAATTCTTGCGGATGGCACCTATAATAGTGTCGATTCTCATAATGCGCTTTGTTCTATACAAGGAAATGAGGGCGGCAGTTCTTCAATCCTAACCACAGTTACCGGCAATTGTGGTTCGCCTGCAAACGTTGTTCTTGCCATACCTGCAAATGATCTTGGAATTTTCGTAAAAGACGGTGGGGAACTCTCACTTAATTGCGTAACTCTTACCGGGGGTAATAATTCCTTCGGCGTTACCGCGGCACAATTTTCCATCGCCGACATAAACAACGTCGTGTGGGGATCGTGGGGCACGAACGGCAGACACATCAGCATAACATTGGGTGCCGTCACCAATCTTGGTAACGAAACAATCAACTCAAACATTGCAATTCACGCCGCAGTTACGAGTGGAGCAAATCTAGTCGCGACTGGAACTATTACAATCAATCCTGCGGTAGTTTGGGGGAGCGAATTTCTTTTCTTGACTGACGCCACTGCAAACTTTGGCAGCGCTACAATTTCTGGTGCTGGTGTTGCTGGAACAACGGGCCAACGAGTAGTGGCTCTCAACAGTTATATTTACACCGGACAGATTGCTGTCGATACATTCTTCCCCGGCAATGTGGCGTCATCTCTTACTCAAGGAACGCAGACGGATGCTGGCGATCTCCAAACCGCAGCCTATAACCTGCAAGCCGCTTCGGTCGCGAATGCGAAGCTGGCCAATATGGCGGCCAATACCTTCAAGGGCAACAACACCGGCAGCCCAGCCGCGCCAATTGATCTAACAGTCGCACAGGCGCAGGCGAGTCTTGAGCAGGCGTACATTACTGCCACGGCGCTGGCAGTAAATTTCAACGCCATCGCCGACACCGCGCTCGCCTTCACGATGCCTGCCGGGTTTACGCGGATTTTGCTGCACTTCGCCAATATCTCAAATGCCAGCCACAGCCTGACAACTGCGCAGTTTGGCGTGTTCACGGCGACAGCCGGTGGCGGACAAGCGTTGCTTGCGAGCGGCACCGCGATTACGGTTTCAGCTACCGCGGATCAGACCGCCAATAATGCACAGGCCACCGCTGGCGTATCCACGATCTCGGCTGTTGCGGCGTCGCTCGCTACTCCCAACACGCTTTATTTCCGCGTGACAAATGTCGAAGGCGCGGCGGCCACTGCCGACGTGTCGCTGACCATAAGGGTGCTGCCATGACCAACATCCCCGCACTCAAGGCCGCGAACGCGCAGCGATGGAGATAGCGCATGCAGGCCAATGAAATCATCGCTATCAATGGCATCCTTGAATCAGAAGGGCCGGAATTAAATCAGAATCCTCCCGGCACGCCGCCCGGCCATGGCGAGCCCGGCGGCGCTTCGCGGTTTGGCGTATCAGTTGATGCGCTAACGGATTTCAACAAGTCCAGAGGCCGCCCGCTTGCGACCGTGCAGGACATCGTCAATCTGACCCAGGATCAGGCCGTCGAATTTTACTCGCAATGGGTGTTGCCGAAGATGAGATTTGACGAACTGCCGTCCGGTGTGGATGTGCGATGTGCCGACGTGTTCACTAATCTAGGCCCAAACGGCGGTGTCAACCTCCTTGAACTATGTGTCGACAGAATGCCCCACACCGGCAAGTTTGATGACCAGCTTCTGGCGGCTATCGTAGCGAAAGATCCGAAGGAAATGATCGTCGCTATCGGAGAACAGTGGATCGCTAAAAAACGCACGCAGCCGGGATGGGCCAAATACGGCCGCGGTTGGAGTGCCAGGCGCGAACGTGTTGATGCACAATGTATCGCTATGGTGAGCAAATGATGAACACATGGCCGCTGCAAAACGCCTGCGTCGAATTCTATGGCGACCCGTCTCAACCTGGATGGATGGAGTCAAATACCACACGGGTTGTTTGTCCGTGGCCTCTATTTATGGGAACGGAACACATCGGTAGCATTCTTATCAACAAGAAATGCGCCGATAGCCTGACCCGCGTTCTCAACGTCGTGTGGGATGGCGTTGGCCACGACGCGGACAAAATCAAGCAACTGCGGTACGATCAATACGACGGCAGTTATAATTTCCGGCCGATCCGAGGTGGTCACATCATGTCGATGCACGCCTTCGCCGCCGCAATAGACTGGGATGCTTCCGACAACTCTCAGCATTCGCAGCACCATTTGTTCACCGACGACAGCCCACTCATCAAAGCCTTCAAGGACGAGGGGTGGATTTGGGGCGGCGACTGGTCGGCTGGATCGATTGATGCTATGCACGTCCAAGCAGCCAGAATTCATCCGTAGGAGCCTAACATGGCAGATTCAACACTCGAACTCGTCGCCGGTCTCACCGCGCGTCATGTGCTGACGGGCATCGCTGGCTCGCTCGTAACTGTCGGCGCAATTCATCCCGGCGCCGACGAGAGCAGCTTCGTCACCATCGGCAGCGGCATCGCGGTTTGGGCGGTCGGCGCCGGCTGGTCATGGTGGCAAAAGACCGGGCAGCAGCAGGTCGCGGCGGCGCTCAAGCGCGTCACGAACCGCAGCACGACGGTTGCGGCCGTCAATGTCGCTCAGGCGGTTCCCGTTGGGGCAGCGCTTGCGACCCCAGCTCCCGTGCAGGCAACGAAATCCTGACGGTGTGGTTTTTGGGTAACAGGCGAGGCTGGTAGTTAGGTGTAGTGTGGTTCTGTAAAGTCACCCAAAAGGAGCTACACCATGCGAATCTCTCTCATCCTTGCCGCCGCGCTGACTGCGCTGGCGGTCCCGGCTTTGGCGGCGGATATGCCGGTCAAGGCGCCACCGTTCACCGCACCGGCATCCTCGCCCTGGTACTGCGGCGTCGGCACTGAGGCCGATGTCGCGCAGTCCAATGTCTCGGGCACTAATCTGTTTGCCACGTCGCTCGTAAGCGGCGGTTTGACGGCAACTGGCGGCTCTATCGACGGCGCCTGCGGCTACTTGTCCGCCAATCCGCAACGATGGTGGAGAGTGCAGATTGAGGGCGGCTGGTCGAACATCAAGGGCACCAATGTTGCTGCCGCCACGCCCGGCGCCAGCGGGTCCAGCGCCTTCGTTGCCCAGCGCTGGCACGCCACGCAGGAATTCGACGTTGGGTTCGAGCTGATCCAGCGCATCTTCGCCGTGCTGCCCAATCTCGGCACCGCGTCGCTGTTCCCGAGCTTCACCCCGGTCCTGCCAAGCAACGTGTCGGTCGGCGTGCCGCATCAGTATGTCGGCGGCGGCTTGCGCGAGTTTGGCATCGATGGCCGCTTCGGTGCGGCTACCGGGCAAACTGTCGGGCTCGCCCCGATGGTCAAGTCGGGCTTCATCTGGTGCACGCTTGACGCGACGGGCAAGTGCAACGGCGGAGCGCTTGACGCCTATGCGTGGGTTGCCTTCCCGGTCAAGGGCATGACGTTCGGCAACGTGTTCGCCACGAACGGCGCACCGCTGACGGTCAATGCCGGGGCCAACATGGGCACGCAGTACGGGCTCGGGTTGAACTACGATTTTGGGCTGTAACATGGGGCCGCACGACGCGAAAGCGGTAAAGGGAGTTCCGGTGACGACCGGATCACCCGAAATGCTGAAAGGCCGCGCTCCCACCAGTTGCAACTGCGGCAGGCGCGGAACTAGGAGAGAGGGTCGTTGCATCTATTGCATGGAGCAAACTTTGGATGGCAGAATATCGATGACGCTCCACGATATTGCCAACAAAGCTGGCGCTCAGTTTAAGTGATATGCCCCTCATCCGCCGCATAGTATTCGGCGAACCGAAGCCCGGCGAATCCACGTTCGCCGGGCTACTTTCCAAGCTCGACGAGAGCGTGAGCTACTGCAACCGCACCGGCCCGTTGCAGCATGACCGCGTGACGGATTTGCCGTTCGCGATCCCCGCACTGAAATTGAATTTTATCCATCCCACGGAATTGTCATTTGTCAGCGCCCAGCCCGCCGACAATGACCCGCTCGGAGTATTTCGCTTCCACCATATGGTTTTGTACGACGCCGGCATTCGCGCAGTGGCGGACAATTACCTGCACATCGACTGCGCGCGATTGTGCCGTGGCATCTATGCCTATCCCGACGACACACCTATCGATTGGGATCATCGGCAGAGCACGGCCGGTGTCGAGTGGGGCATCAAGGTTCACGGTAATACGGCCTATGTGGTTTTCCAGGGATCGAAAAGCCTGCTCGATTGGCTGCGCGATTTGGTCGGCTTCGCGCCATCCGTACCCCACGCCACGTTCGGGCCGATGTGGGGCGGCTTCCTGATCGGCATGGAATACGCGTGGATCGACATCAAGCCGCTGGTCGCTGGCGCCGACGAGGTCGTGTTCACCGGCCACTCGCTCGGGGCCGCGCGGGCGTCCATTGCGGCGGGGTATGCGCTGCAAAACTTAAGTACCGGGACTTAAGTATGGGTACGAAAAATAAAAAGTCTGCTATAGCTTCCGTCTGGAACGCGGGAACAGCGGTGAACGTCCTTTTGATCCCAGTTATCACGGTTATTTTTATGACTGGCGGCTTCTATGCGTACACCAATGCGAAGTTTCCAATGTACGATAAAGCAGCTTCCGACGTGATCGAGATTCAAAAGCACAATGCCGCGCAGGACGAGCAGGTCAAGCAGATGATTGCCTCTCTCGCCAAGATCAGTGCGCAACTCGAATCTCTCAATTCGCTTCCCCGCACAGGCGTCGGCGGCGGAGCAGGCGGCAATTCTGACGGGGCACGAGACGGGCATCGATGAGCGAACTTGAGAAACGCGGCTCCGTTCCGGTTCCTGATCCGACCAAGCTCACTACGGATGCGGTCGCGCTTGCGAAGAAGGAGATCAAGGAATTCTTCGAAGTCCAGATTGAAGGACTTATCAAAGACGAAGAACGCATGCGGGCCATCGTCGAGGAAATCCCAGAACTGACGGATGACAAGCTCAAACACCTTCGCGAGTTGTTGGAAGAAAAGTTCGTCGGTGTCAAAACCGAATTCACCATGCGCGACATCGCCCTCGCCGCCGCGTTCAAGGCGGCCGAAGCTGCGGTGAAGTCGCAGAACGAATCCAACACGCTTGCCATCGACAAGGCCGGCGCCGCATTCACCAAGCAGATCGACAGCCTGGACGAGAAGATCGACGATCTAAAAGCGCGCATTGCGGACCTGGGCCGCAAGGATTGGGCGACAGTCGGCGCCTACATTGTCGGGGCAATCGGTATCGCGGCGCTGATTACATCGGCACTATTGCATCGCGGTATATGATGACCAATGCCGTCCATCCACTTGCCCGCGAATGGAAAGCGCCCGAACTGCGGGGCGGCGATCAAACTATCACGGATCGAGCCACACCCGACAAAGGACGAGGCGGCGCACTATTACGACTGCAACCATGCTTATCCGGTTGCCACACACAAACGCTGAGACCTACTAGATGTTGAAGCCAACGCAGATAAAGGATTTTCCCGGCCGCGCCGTCGATCATCACCTTAAGATCACGGGCGCGCTCCCGGACGAAACGTGCCAGTGCCCGATTTGTGGGCGAATGCACCGGCATCTTGGAAGCCCACCATGGAGAGACACCACAATGCAGCCGCACCAGCAACGAGTCGTGGACGAAAAGAAGGATTTGGACGAAAAGATCAACAAACTGAAAGCTTTCATCGAAACAAACCCGACTTTTAAGACCCTCCCGGACGATGAGCGCAGGCGCTTGGGCAGGCAGTTCGATGCGATGGCCGAATATTCGAGCATCCTGTCGCAGCGCATCGCCGCGTTCCCGGCGTAACCAAACACAAGATGTAGGGCTGTGTGTCTAAACTGGATAAGCATAGTTGCAACGAATGTGGGCCGGTAATGGTTAGAGTAGATGACTTGAAACCGAAGGAGAGGAAACCGTGATAGGACTTGCAATCTCCATCCTGTGGTTGCTTATCGGCGTCATCATCCTGCTCGGCGTCGTCTGGATTGCGCTGTACGTGGTCAAGCTGTTCATGGCGCTGCCCCAGCCGGTCGAGCGGGCAATATGGGCTATCGCTCTCATCCTGTGTCTGATTGGCGCGTTGACGCTGCTCGCGGGGGGTGGCGGCTCCATGCACTTTCCAAGGCTTGGGTAACGAAAGCCGAATAGCGCCTATTCCGCCTGACAGGATGGAAACGCCGAGCATCATCGCGCCCGAGCGGCGCTGACATGGGCCGTCAGTTTGGGATTAGAGCCAAACTGCCCGACGAGGAACCGATGCCGCATATGTACAAGTACATCCGGTGGCGGCTGCTGCTCGTCATCCTCGGCGGCGTGCTGCTGACGTGTGTGCTGACGTATGTCAGTTCACTCGTTTGGCCTCTCAATCCTTCGCAATAGCCACGGGAGGGCCAGCCACAGCATGCACCCGAGGCCGAGGGGCATAAGGGCTACCAGCAGCGGGCCGTGGTTGAGTAGAAACTTCATTGGGCTCTCCCCTCGTTGCCCGACGATACTCAACCAGATGCTTGCCCACGGCGGTCAGCGTGGCTTCGGCTAGATCGCGCTCTCGTTCGGCCTTGTCGATCAGCCGATGATCGCGCTCACTCTCGACCCGCAGCCGCTCGGCTTCCTGGGCAACAATCTCGTAAGAAATGCGGTAAGTTTCCACCTGGGCGTTGAGCGTGGATGCCAATTCGCGCAATCGCTGCAACTCACGTTGTACCGCGCTTGCGGCTTCGTCGATGTTCATTTCAAGCCCCTTTGGGTTATCGCCGCCAGCCGGCGACGTTCTCACGGCGGCTGGTTTCTGCCGCCACCGCGTCGTTGTAGAACTTCTCGAATGGACGAAGGCGTTCGATTTCAGCCGCTTGTTTTGCCCACGTCTCGCTCAGGGTAACCGTTCTCTCCGCTCGAAGCCGCTCGATTTCATCGGCAACGCGCCCAAGGCACCGAGCATCGATGTTATTGACCACTCCCTTGCCACCTTTGTCGGCGAGACCTCGAAGCCAAGGAACAAAATCGCTCATTGTTTTAGTCCTTCGGTTAACTTGTCTTTAGTGCGGCGATGATGCAGCGCCAGCCGAGTCCTATCATTTCAGCACGGGACATGCGCCATTGCGTTTTGATCTGAGGATTCAAATCTTCAACGTGTAGAATCCCGTCTTGATATTCGAGACGTGGCCCGGTCGGATGCCAAAATAGAGTCGTAGAGTTCAAGAACTTTGTCGAACGCAGCGCGGAGTTCCCGGCGGCCGGTCTCAGTGAGTCGTTCCGTGTCGAGCCCATCATGGAACAATCCTTTCACGATGATGCGAAGATCAGTTGTGGTCATTCCTGCTAACTCTTGTTTAGTCGCTGCGAATTGCTTCATCGATCATGGCGTTGATAGCATCAAGCGAGCCAAGATCGGCGGCCAAATCGTGGGCCTCATCAGGATCAGCGAGTTTCTTTCCGGGCGAACTGCGATGAAGGTCAACGATCAACCATTGGCCGTCTGTCGTAGGTTCGGCAGAATATTTGCCACTATGAAACGACACTGCGTCCACCATTGCCTTTGATGGTTGGCGCAAAGCGTTAAGAACACGCAACGCTATTGTGTCCCAAGAGCTTTCGCCGCTAGTGACTTCATCTTGGATTATTTTTGCGATTTGATTCAGCATGGCTTATCCCGACAGTTCTCTTGTTACTGCGCGATTGCAGCGGCTATAGCAAATAGACCGGCACAGCCCAGCAGCGCAAACATCCTATAGGCATGCTCGATGTCCTTTGGATCATGAAACAGCGCGCCAATGAGTGCAGCAAAAACCAAGGAGCCGCAAAGGATCATGAATAGCTTATTCATTACGGCTCTGGACATTTTATTCCCCTGCTGATTGGCCAACAACAAAGCTATGCGTAGGGGCTGGTCTCGCCGAAATCGAGGGCGCGTGGCGTGATGTAGTTCCAGGGCTGCCATCCAGCACGATATTTACGGCCGGCCGTAGCTGGCAGACACTCCCGGAAGCGCGCTAACTTACCAAAGCCGTCAGCGGCTTTACCAACAACCTTGTGCCAAGCAGATGAAGGATTCTTAGCCTGCACGACATCTTTGTGCCGTCCACATTCGATCTGGAAAGTTCTCATGACAGTTCCCTGTTGTTCGCTTATTCATTACGGCTCTGGACATTTTATTCCCCTGCTGATTGGCCATTTGCAGGAAGCAGATGGTTCCAGTGGACAGTCTCGTAACTGCCATCGTCCCATGTCACGAAAGCATCGCCATCGGGGAGAAATTCATCGGCAATACCCGTTCGACCGTCAATCGTGTAAAGAATGCGGTCGCCGGCTTTCATCCCGTTGGCTCCATTGGGATGCCCTGTCAAAGCTAATGGGTGCATGTGGCTTCTCCTTTATCGACTATGTAGCCCAAGTTCTTCGGCCTTCTTTGCCATTCGCTGTAATGTGGCCCAACTCATCGGTGCAATCTGCGGGCAATGACTGGGGCGGTTCGGATCAGCCCGCCACATGCGGCGGATGCGCCAATTCTTATAGGGTACCGTCAGATTGTACCACTGCAATCCAAGCCAGTTTTTCATCGATTGTTCCTGTTTATCGCTTATCTGTCGTCCGTTCTCGGCACCTGTAACGTCAGTTCCAGAACCCGAGCACGGATGCACAAGTCCTCGATCCATATTCGGACACGCTCATGCACCATGCTATAGGCCGGATGTGCAGAGGTAATCTGCTGAATCTTGGCGGCCAAATCACGTAACTGTTCGGCGTCATTCATCGGTTGACTGCTCATTAATGCCTAGAAGCCGACGGATTCCATACCCACATCCTTCCCAGCAAATTTCATGGCCTGCATTTGCTCTCTCGATGAGTGGCAGCAAATCTAAAAGCGCTTCCCTCAACGCCGCGATCACCTTCTGGTCGGATTCGTTCTTTGCCTGGGCAGCGTCGCACTTGCGCATTTGGATTTCGTAGCCGGCTTCGAGTTCGGCAATCTTACGCGCGTCGGCTTCGTGTTGGGCGGCCGCACATAGCGGGCAAGCGCCATCTGTCGCCACGAACGATTCGCGTTGCCAAAATTCATGTGTGCAGGCCATGATGTTCTCCACAGTAATCAGGTAAATGTCGCCGACTTGACTTTGATCGTGTCCGGTATAGCAACCCACACTTCGAGCCGCGGAATGTGAATGACGCGCTCGCCGTCCTGTTTTGCAATTTTTCGTGTCTGCCATTCTAAAAGGTCTTTCTCGCGAATCCTCTTGCCGATGATGCCATGAAGCTCGGCGATGATCGCGCGCTCGAAATAGCTGAGGCTCATTTGTTGCTCCCGGTTAACTCGGCGTTTGCCGCCAGCATGGGTGAGCCGCCGAACAGCCCAAGATTACTCTGGGGCCACTCCGTCCATATAGGTGCGGAGTTGGTTGTACGGCGGCTCGCCGATGCCGGCATAGTCATCGTCAGTCGGCTTTCTTTTGCGCTCGGTCACGCGACAGCGTTAATTCGGCCAAGTCTGTAACAGCCTGTCCCAGCGGCGTCATACCGGCGCGGTTACGACCGATCGCAGCTTCAATGTCAAGAACGAGGCGGTGTAGTTCCTCACCAGTAAATTCGCGATCCACGGTGCCCTCCTGCTTTTTTGATATTAACTGAGCGCCGCGCGTACTCGGTTGAGAAGGCCACCAAATGTTCGCGGCTTTTTCATTGCTTCGCGCTCCATGCAGAGTTCCTGGGCAATATACCAATAGCTGCCAGCGGCCTTAAAACCGCGTGCTTCTAAATATAGAGTAAGAGCACAGACAGAAGGTCGCCCCCAGACGTATTCTTTGTCGGCTGGCATTGTTTCCAGCCACGCAGCAAAGTCCGCAACTGTCGGTGCCTTCGGTGGTTTCGTTGTAGTTGGATTTTTCCATTTCGGATCGTAGAGCACTTCAATCTCCTTCGGTTGTTGGGGGTTTAGTCGGTTTCAACTTCTTTTGCTTGGCGCCGCAGCTCTTCGGCAATCTCATTGGGCTTTAGGCCGGCGTCCTCCGCATGGAGAATGGCTTCCTCAATGTCAGATTGGAGGATCATTATTGCCTCAGCATATTTGGTGTCCATTCCAGTTCCCCGCTTTTGTGATGTTTGTCGTCAGATCGATGGATGTACTGCCGCCGCAGAAAAGGCGGCGGCTAAAGCAATGATACCAAGTCTGTCGATGCTTAGGTCCGGCGCAAGTGCAGCCAGCCCCAAGCATGTTGCCCAAAATACAGAGACAGATCGTATCATGGTATTGTCCTTCACTGGTTCTTGGAAAAACCAACCGCTATCCACCCATCCGGCATTTCTACAATATGTTCATCCCACCCTGCCGCAGTAGCCATCGCTATAATATCTTCTTTCAATTCACTTATGACTACTTCGCTAAATGGCTCGTCTCTGGTTCTCATCTGTTGCCAAATCCTACCGCAAGTGAAGCCGTGCGAAAACGATGGCGACTGATCGCGGAAGGCAAACACAAGCTCGTACCCTTGTTCGTGTGGCATCGGCTGACTACTGATTACTCGCCGAGAAACCACAGCGGGTCAAACGAACGGTCATGGGCCTTGAACTCTTTTTGAAAGGCTTTCCATTCAGCTTCATGGTCTCCGCGCGCTGTGGCGGCTTCGCGCTCGCGCTGAGCCGGTAGAAATTCAGTGTAGTGGATGTATGCAGTTCGAGCTAACGATTGGCCCATAAAGATAGCGAACAGGCCAGCTAAAATTGGAGGCAGATACCGCATGTCATTCTCCCTGTATTGGACGGGTTAACTGGCAACGATATGCAAGCCATGCGGATTGATCCGCATACCACTTGGCTCGATCTTGGTGAATTTCGTCCTCGTGCAAAGGGCACTAACCCCGTGTTACTGTGCTAGTTCTCGCAAGGCTGCTTTGAGGCAATCCACGCAAACGTCATTGCCGCTTTCGCCGAACGAGACGACTGGCGATTTATATTCACTACACGAACTGCACCAAACGTCCGTCCACCCATTATCGCCGATGATTTTCTCGACGGCTTTCCGCGTGGGGCGTTTGAGGGCTTCGAGCTTCCGTCGAATATCAGCGGCGTCCCGACCATCGGCCAATTTGAATGGCTTTAGGCTGTATTGGCGGCAGTAGGCGGCGATAGCGTGTTTTGCTCCACCGCGTGTGATTTCAAATTGTCGCTTCATCGTGCTTTTCCGACTGTCGACGCAAATACCGATCACCACACGCGAACTATTTTGTCGTTCCACGGGCTTCCATC